GACCATTATTAAGCCTATGGTAATCAGTATCTTCTCCATGCCACTCGCAATCACAACATAGGGAATCTTCGTCAACAATTGGGTAGTAATACACCTGTCCTGAATCTGGTGTCCATATACCCTTAATAACATATGTGCCATCTAGGAGCTTTTGTAATACAATTGGCATTGTAGGGAACCACTTTCCACAGGCAAAAGAATAATATTCAACACCAGCATTAGTTATTTTGAATCGTTCTTTATTTCCATCTATACGAAATTCTTTCCCTAGCTCAACGCCCAATAACTTAGCTACTTCTTTCATACGATTAGCCATTCTGTTTTCCTCCTCATATTCCTAATGCTTCTTTGGCCGCAGCAACATCTTCCATCATGGTGAGAGTCTTAAGAGCAGATTCCAATGCTTTTATGGGATTATTATAATAGTTACAGTATTTTTCTAAAGTTGTTTGGCCATTACGAGTTACAGAAACGAATTCCTCTTTGAACACAATATTAGGATGTTTTGTTCTATCTATCATGGTGTTTATCCTCCAAGTATTCAACCCATACTAAAAATCAGCCGTTATCTATCCTCTGCTACCGCCAGCATTGCAACGGCTTCTTCTTTAGTTTTACAGACAATTCCTGCATCGTAACATCTTCTGTCATAATCATCGTTTAGCCAATGATATTTAGTGCAGAAATCAGGAATACTACTTATTCTTGGAATGTAATATTCCTCAAACATTTTAGGCTTCCATGGTAACTTAGTAAGTTCAAGCTGCCCTGTTAGCAGGAGCATAAAATTCGGTGCAGGTTTTCACTCGTAAGGGTCATTACAAGAAGATTTATAAAACCCTTTTTCTGTTATTTTGAAATAATCATGCAATTCTAAGTCCCAATCTTCAATGCGGAAAACCTCATTCAATTCTACGCCTAAGCATTCTGCTATTTTTGCCATGCAATTAGCCATTTATCTCTCTCCTCCTTTACCACTGCTAATAACTTTTCTGTCATAGCGATAGCCTCTTCTTTAGTTTTAAAAACAAGGCCTCGCTTATAGGGTTTTTCATCATATTCCTCACCATCCCATGTATAAATATCATATTTTTCCCGATTAAAAATATCAGGTGTATAATACAGCTCTTCAAGAGCAGGTTTCCACGGGAGCTTACAAATTGATAGATTGCCATAGATAAGTCCAATTAATATACCATCAGCTGCAATCTCCCAAGAAGAGCCATCTTCAATGTCGTTGGACATATACAAAAATCCATCTGAAAACTGAAAAAAGCTATTTTTTAATGAGGTGTCATTACCAATCTGAAAAATCTCCTCATCCTCTACCCCAAGTAGGTTAACCACTTCTTTCATGTAATTAGTCATTTCAATCACTCCTTATATCCCAGTCTCTCAGCCCAACGCTTCCATTTGGGGGTGTCTCCTATATCAGAATCGTCAAGAACAGCCGTCAGTATTTTCTTATCTTTGAAGCATAAAAGAGCCATAACCATACTACAATCCAGCATTTCCTCTGTAAGGTTTATCATGACACTCTCTTCTGTCTTTGGTGTGACATTTTCATTCAGTCCCTTGGCTCTAATTAGCTTCAATGCTGCCTGGGATAATTCGCTGGCTTCTTCTGCGAGCTGCTCCAACAGGGTACGCTCGCCCAGCTTATCAAGAATATAGTCCTTATAGTTCGCATAATCACTCATTTTCTGTACCTCTCTCAATGTTTCTCTGCCATTCTCCAGCCAATTTAGCCAGCTTCTCATACACGCTATCAACGTGGTCTACAATCTCACGGAGTTCATCAGGATGGTAGTTTCTCACCTTGGCTCTGGTCTGCTTTGTCATGTATGCCAGCAATGCCATCTGCAAGGTAGGATAATAGTATTTGTTCACCCACACTTCTTCTGCCCCGCCATCAGATTGTTTTCTGATGTTCTTCTTCTGTAAGGTGAACTGTACTTCATCTGCTGTTAATCTCCAATTTTCTGATAACTGAATCATTTATTGTGTTCCTCCTCAATATGCTAAACATAATATGTTATGTGACGGATAAGGTCATAGTATACTGTTTTGATAGATTCCTGGTACATGGACTCCTTATCTGGCACTACCACGCCATAATAAAGATTAATAATTGCCCAGAATAGATTATCCTCACACACGCCCCACGCCTCGCATACATCTTCTGCATCATATTTTGTGTTTTCTTGTGGCGGGATAGGTGGAATAGTTCCAGCTTTAACACCCTCTGCATGATGTTTGATATACCATGCAGCCTTTTCCAAGTCTGTTTTCACATCATCAGATTTCTTGCCAGCTCTGGCAATGTACTTAATCGCATTTCCCAAGCAGAAATCCAGCTTCCAATCCTCGATAACATCAATGGCCTCTATACCGCCAGCTTTGTAATATTCTGGATGGTCTATTTCCCCCATTTTCATCTTCCTTTCTAGGTTTACTGCTTAATCTCACACGCTAGATTAAACTCCTTGACCATCAGCCCTATCAGTTTGTCCATAGCTCCATTTTTACCCATAGTGCGACGATACCAGCCTGATTCTTCCAAGGTGTCTGCATTGATAATCATCTGTGTTTTCGCCCTTACAATCATTCTCTTGCGTTTGTTCATCTATTCCCCTGCTTTCACTTACATACGATTTCGACTTTGCCGATTATTGAGATAATTACCGCTACAAGTATTTCTATTGCAAAAATCGCCCATACTATAAGTGGGAACCTAACTTCAACCTCAATAGGCTGAAACAGGTATCTAAATACTTTGCGAATAATGTTCATTTTCTTCACTCCTTTGCCTTTTGTATAATGATTCACTCCATCATATTTTTCCCGTCTGGGATTATGGTTCACTCGGATTCTATGTTTCTTTCATTCACCTTGGTTCACTCGTATTTTATGTTTCTATCTACAAGGGTGGCTCATTCTAACATATTGTTTCTGTCTAAAACCATGATTCACTCTAGAAATATGTTACAGTCAATTATCATGGTTCGCTTTTCACTTTTGTTTCTGTCATGCATTTTGGCTCATTCTAAGTTTATGTTACTGTCAATTCTTATGACTCACTCGATGAATGTGTTTCTATCCTTTTTTATGGTTCGCTCAATCAGGCTGTTGCTGTCAGCTATAATGGCTCGTTCAGAATTTATGTTTCTATCTTTATGTATGACTCACTCGTGGATTATGATTCTGTTTCCTTTAATGGTTCACTCTTAGTTTTATGTTACTATCAGCGATAATAGCTCACTGTGTCTATGGCCTATTTGGTACTTCAATCATATGTGCATGGCCTAACTGGGCTATGGCAAATGGCTTTGGTGGCTTCTCTCCTCTGTCCAGCTCATACCAAACTTCAAAGAGGTGGGAAAGGAAAATTTTCACTGTCCATCGCAATGCTCTGGCTCTGATATGCTGTGCAGGAAGTTTGCCGATGGAATAGGCTTTATATGCTTCTGTTGTCTTGCCAATTTTGAATTTCTCCAGCTTTTCCTTTGCCTGTTCTGCGTAATCCCCTTTCTCATTCTTTTCAGTTTCATATTCCTTACGTTCAAGGTAAAGTCTGCTATAGAACGCATTGGGGTTGCTCTGAACTTTCAAGAAACTCTGTCCCAGCTTCCAACAAAGAGTTTTGAAGTCAGCATTCCAGGGGTGTTTCTGTCCCTTTTTCCATTCTACTGTTGGGTCCAACCCTGCGAATTTCCATATAGCACCTGCGGTTTGACATTTCTTAATGTCGATATTAGCTATCATGCCAGCAGCGATTACTGGGCCTATGCCGGTAATAGATAACATCCATCTGCCAACAGGCTGACTCTCAACATATTTCTTCAAGACTGATTTGATTTCATTTTCTACTTTCTCATATTGAACCCCAAAGAAAGCTATTGTTTCATGAGGTTCTTTTTCGTCAGCCTCATTCAATATTCTTTGCTGATTATTGGAAACAATTCTGTTGTGTTGCATTTGATAATACAAATCCACTAAATACCTTGCTTCCTGATGTGATAATGTGGCAGCTGCGTTCCTCACATCTCTGTTTAGCTTATCAATAATATTTTCCATCGTTTTCTCCTTTGACTTTCTTTCAAAAAGCTAGTATGTCATATCTAATGATAGTTATCCTCGTCCTGCCTCATATTTCCACCTCATTTTACGAATTAGTATTGACTTCCAAGCTGTAGAGTTTTAAGTTGCCTCGGAATGAAAGAAACGGCTTTGTGGTAGACCACCCCTACGAGGAGATAAAAAGGTAGTCTGCCTAGATGCCCCATCATTCAAGTTTCCGTGTTCTGCTTGTGACCTATATACATCTTTCTACTGTCGTCATCGAGCCTCTGACAGTTTGGCTTTGGCCTATCTGATGTACCCCCTCGACATTAGTTAGTATCGTGTCGACTCTAACGATGCCCCCGTTCCCTTTTACCATATCCCTTATCAAGACTTAGGTCTAACACAGGCTTGGAACACTTTACCTGCTGACGTTGTAGTGGACACAAGCATTAGGCAATCACACTACAGCGAATCCACTTCTCTGCATGGGCGGAATTAAACCCCGTTTTTTTAGTGGTGGCACCCCACTGTCACGAACAACCTAGAAAACTAACAATAATCCAAGTTGCCGTCAAACCAGTATGAAATGTCACTATTCTTGTTACTGGCGTGTAGCTGTTTTTAGCTACAAAAAGGCAAAATTAATCCTTTATTGAATCCACAATAAAATTAGACAAAGGTGCTTTCAATTCGCCCCGCTCCAAAGAACGAGAAATTAGGTAAAAGCCAATTGAAACCAAGGTGCTGTAGTTTGTATTAAGTATTTTGCAAAGGTTCCTAGCAACTTCTTTGTCTTTAGCAGGAATTTTTACATTTACTGCTTCTCTTCGTTCCAAATTAAACCCTCCTTTATAAATTTGTATTTTATTCATCTACAAATTTATTATAAAAAAAGCTACACGATAAGTCAAGATGAAAACAAAAAACGAGGGAAATTTTTTTGAAATCTCCCTCGTCCTGGTTAGTGGATATTCTTTAGTTCTTTTTCTGCTCCGCATTTCAAGAGTTTAAGCCAGCCACAGTTAGGTATAACAGCAATAGCCTCATCATAGAGCTTTGCAGTAGCCGTCTCCCATGCTTTCCATTTAGAATTGATAACCTGCATATCTTTCATGCGCTCGGCTCGCTCTAACGGCTTTACGGATAATTCAGGCTCAAATATCTTAATAGGGGTTACATTGGCAGGAACAGGTTTTACAATTTCGCCATACTCCCAAATGATTTTCTCTAAAGTCTGATAATGATTCAGTGTTTCATTGATATACTGTTTGTAATGCCTACGAGCTTCATGACTGCAATCACCAAACATTTTGTATATCAGTGATACTTCTTGATGAAACATTACTCCCTGCAATTGATGTACAAGTACCTTTTGCCACATCGCCTTTATCTCTGGTGTCATGTTAATCACCTCACGCTATTTTGGTAACAATGAGATTTGCATTGTTCAAAATGCCCGCACTGCCTGTATAGCGTACATTAATGGTGGCTGTCTGCCCCTGGACAGTATTGCCTACAGCTACCAATGCGGCAAAGCTGATACTTTGCGGTGCTCCTGCTGCTGTGGTAGCTACAGACGAAGCTCTATTCACAGCATTGCCATTGGCATAGAGCTGTGCTCCAATAGTCCCCTCAGCTGTACTTGCACCATAGGCTGTAAAATCCACTCTGTAGATACCTGGTCTATTAAGACCTACAGTGGCATTATCGTTGCCTAAAACAGCCGTTACTCCTGTCTGCAAGTTCTTATTGGCAAATGTAATATTGGTGTTAGTTGTTACTGTTAGTGTCTGGGAATTTGCTTCCAACATGAGAATCACTCCTTATAATATTTTGTATTGTAAATCAGGTGTTGCATAATACGCATATACTGCATAACCATTTTGCTGATCTCGACAAAATGGTCATAAAAAAGTTGGTATACCATTTTCTTGATGTCACGAAAATGGTTGTAAAAAGGTGTTTTGCACCATTCCGTGCATACGCACGAAATGTTCATAGAAAAATAGAAAAAGCAGGAGCACCGCCCTTTAGCAATGTTCCTGCTTTTGTTGGTGCGGATGTGCACTCTATTATGGGTTAGAGAATGGTTGTGCCACCATAGTTGGTTGCGTAAGGACTAGAAACAACATAAGCTGGCTGAGGATATGGCTTCAATGCACCAATCAATGCCTGAGTCTGTGCATTATTGCCAAGTGTCAGCTGTGCTGCCTGCAAGTCGGTACGGAGCTGTGCAATGGTGTTATCCTTTGCATTGCTCTCCATCTGGCAGAGTCTGTCAAGAATCTTCTGAGTGTTGGCGGTATTAGCCGTTACAACATCGCAGGTATTCTTTGCCATTTCATAACGAACAGAATCTATATTCCTATTCGTCTCACAGCAGCAGGACTTATTGTCAAAACCTAACTGCATGATAGCTTCGCCGATGCGCTGTCCCTGTCCAGTAAGGGTAGTTGTGGCGTTATTAATGAGCTGTGCATTTTCATAGCCGTTGGAACACAGTCCTCTTTCAATTCCCCGAACATCGTTCTGGAGGTTATTGAAGTTGAAACCATTGGTTACATCAGCCTGGGTAGCATAGTTCTGTGGAGGCATAGGTGGCTGCATCCCTCTGTTACCCCAACCGCCAAAGCCGTTACCGCCCCAGAAGAATATCATCAGCAGAATAATCCACCAGCCACCATTCTGAAAACCGTCGTTATCACGATTGATAAGACCGCCTAAAATGTTGCCAATCAGATTGTCGTCCATCGTTATCACCCTTTCGTTTTGAAATTATTTATTTCAGCTGCAACTGTATCAAAATTAATACCGAATTTGTTTGCTATCTGGTATGCCATAGGCATTAGAGCCTGAAAGCGTGTCCTCTGCTCCTGTGTCATATTGGCGATGGCTTTTAGAGCACTCTCTCTAGGATTTTTGGTATTTAGAATGTTCTTTAGAGAACCCTGCGGTGTTGGCTGGCTTCTCATTGCTTGACTGAATATTGGATTCATTTTGCTTACTCCTTTCTAATAACTCTGCAATCTTTGCCACATTCTGTTCCAAATTGTCCATCCTATCTTCTAATGTGGCAGGTGGTGTCGGTCTATTTTCCTGTGTAAGAGCAGTAAATGTGTATGGCTGTAACATTTTCTGTCCATTTACTATGCTGACAACATAGAAAATAGGTTCATTAGCAAGCATAAATATTGTCTGACTTCCGTCCATCGGGACAGGAGCACTCTGTATCTCTGAAAATGAATTTACCATTATCCATCGTCCTGATGGCGGCTGTTGCAAACCCATAGGAGCACCATATCCAAACATCTCAATCACCTCTTGCTTATATTGTATCAGCTATTGATGTTTGTAAAGTGTCGTGTTTCTGTCTAAAAAATGTCAAAAAAATACATACCTAAGAATTTTGTGATATAATTATGTAAAAAGTATAGAAAGGCTGTGTTATTATGGGACTATTTTCATATTTTCAAGATAATAAGAAATGTGTTATTTGTGGTGGTAAGACAAGTGGTCTGAAAAGCAGAAAAATAAAAAACGACAAATATGTTTGTTTCAACTGTCGTAAGAAGATGATTGAACTAGGCTGTTATGTTTCAAAAGAGCATACAAAAGAAGATTGTATAGGTTTTATGGGTAAAGGTGTAATGTTGTGGTCTGCCTATAACAGAATAGTGTTTTCTGATTCTGTACAAAAAATCTATATAATGCCGTCTGTTAAATTATTTTCAAAGTCTAAAACATTAAAGTATGACGATGTTGTTGGCTATGAATTATTGTCTGATAATGAAGCGATTACAAGCGGTGGTTTAGGTAGGGCAGTTGTTGGTGGTGCCTTGTTAGGTGTTGGAGGTGCAATTGTTGGTGGTGTAACTGCGGACAGAAGAACAAGAAATATATGTGAAAAATTGGAACTGAAAATTACAGTAAAAGGTGATTTTGCCCCCGCTGTGTATATTAAGTTCCTTGATATAAAAGCAAAAACTGATAGTAGTACATATCAGGAAGCATATAAAGAAGCTCAAGATGTTATGTCTAAATTAGAAATTATTTGCAATGAACAAAGAAACACTGGCAAAATGACTAATGATTTTGGCGGACAAAACTCTCCTGCTAATGAAATCTTGAAATATAAGCAACTGCTGGATATGGGAGCAATAACACAGAGCGAATTTAACAAGAAAAAGAAGCAACTGTTAGAGCAATAAAAAATGCCACCATCCAACCATTGCTGGGCGGTGGTAAAAAATACTTGACTTTTTGAGGTCAGATAAATATAATATGTGTTGTTGGTACTCATAAAAGGAGGTGTTTGATTAATGAGTCCTAAAATGGGTAGACCAAAAGCTGAAAATCCTAAAGATGTAGACCTGAAAGTAAGAGTCGATAGACACACAAGCGAATTACTCTGCCAGTATGCCCAAAAGCATAATTTAACAAAGGCAGGTGCTATAAGACAAGGAATAATGCTTTTGCTACAACAAAAATAGTGGTTCATCGCCCCCGCCAAGAGATAATGAACCACCTGCACCAAAACCGAAAGGTCTTGTTAAATCTATTATAGCAGACCTTTTGGTGTAATGAAAGAGGGAAAATTGCATAATGGATAATAATTTGAAAATTTTTGTGAACAATGAGTTTGGTAACATTAGAGTTGTTAATATTAACAACGAACCATGGTTTGTAGGCAACGATGTAGCTCATATTCTTGGTTATGGCAATCCACGACAAGGGATAGCCAGCCATGTTGAAGATGATGATAAGGGTGTCCAAAAACTGGACACCCCCTCTGGTAAGCAGAATGTCACGATAATCAATGAATCAGGGCTGTACTCCCTAATCCTCTCCTCCAAACTTCCCCGTGCTAAAGAGTTCAAGCATTGGGTAACTTCCGAGGTGTTGCCATCTATTCGTAGGACAGGAAGTTATACTGTAAAGCCATTAACTGAATATCAGTCAGAAAGGCTTGCTATTCAAAAGGAAAATGCAAGAGGGCGTACAGCTTCTCTGTGGCTAAAAATTGCAAGCAACACAGGCATAGCTACCTACAAGGAAATCTGCAATGCCTATGCTGCTAACACCTTGGCAGGAAAAGAAGTATTTACGCTTCCCCAAGTAGATGAAAAAACCTATACTGCTACCGAGGTTGGTGAACAACTGGGAATATCTGCTCATAGGGTTGGAACCATTGCCAAGCAGAATAACCTGAAAACTGAACAGTATGGCAAGTGGTTCTACGATAAGTCAAGATATTCGGGCAAGCAGGTGGAAACATTCAGGTATAACAAAGCTGGTATTGAAGCTATTAGAGCAAAGCTGAATACTAGCGAGTATAGTGGAAAAATCATAGGATATGAAGATTGCATTGATGAAAATGGCAATATAGCCAAAATCGCATTAGTGCAGAAATAAAATAAGAGGGACATCTACCAATCAGGCAGGTGTCCCTCTTTCTATCTGTTAAGTGCTTTATAAACTTTGTCGTAGCCATTGGCTATAATTCTATTAACTGTTTCAATCGAATATCCGTATTCAATAGCAATAGCATTTACACTCTTGCCATATATGAACTTGGCATCCAGAATCTTTCGATACGGTTCTGGTATTTTGGCTTCCTCTACTATTTGCCTAAAATCAGTTAATGTGGAGTCTGTGAGAAAAGCTCTCGCAATTTTTCTGCTGAATAACATTTTCTCACCCCTCTATTACCACCTTTTCCTTGGTAGTTTCAACGCTGTTAGCTTTACTTATCCTGCTTTTGACCGTAGTAGTCTGGCAAGAAGTTTTTATGCTAGGCTGTGTGTTTGATAGAACACGAATTAGACAAATCGATGTTGCACATGTCGCCACACACGAAATGATAAGTGCTATGGTAAGCCAGCGAATTGTCTTTTTCTGCATATTGACTGTTATAGCCAACACTGTTGCCATTTTAGCTATTTCTTTTTCCATATATCCCCCTAATTTATCCATTTTAGGCTTGTAGTACCCTGATACCCTTTTTCCCACACGAACCATGCATAAGCTACTGCATTGCTTTTACTTCCTGTTGCATCTGAGAAATTGCCATTTCTAGCACAATGCAATCTTGATGAGCTGACATAGACTATTTTAGGAGGATTGTCTAAGAAAAATTGCTTTCTTCTTTTGCTTTCCAAAAACTGCAACCTTAGAAACATAGCCACTTTATGCCCATCATCAAGCACATCTATAGCCCTTTGACAAAACTCTAAAGCATATTTATAAGGCGGATTTGTGATTATATCGCATTTTTCCACCTTAAAATCGCTATTTAGAAAATCTGATATATCGCCATAACCTCTATCTACAAGGTCAGTGCTTGTGACGATGTGCCCGTGCTTTTTGAGAACTTCTGACATGTGTCCCTCACCGCATGCTGGTTCCCAAATAACAGGACAGAACTTCTCTGCCTCTAGCAGTACCTCAACAGCCTTTGGCTCCGTGGCATAGTAATCCTCGCTGGCTCGTGCTTCTTCCGAGTGATTCGTGGCACCTATGGTGTATATTGTCTTGCAATTACTCCAGTCCTTTGCCATGATAAACACCCTCGTAATTAATAATCTTCACTCCATACCGCAAGCAAGCACTATGTTCCATACGGCAACCTCGGTAATACTCCCACCCCTCTGCAAAATAAGCAACATCGGCTTTTGCAAGAATTTCAAGTGATTTACCAAGCCACCACAGGCCACTTACCTTAACATCAGCTGGTTCTTCTTCATTATGAAAAAACGAATCCAATACTTCTACTTCATCGTCTGGAAACATTTTTCTGACTATTTCAATAGCCTTGTTGCGTTCCGCCAAAATATCCTCATCGGTCTTTCCACGCATACCCTGTGAGATAAATAATTTCACAAAAAATCCCTCCTAATTCACCAAGAATATGTCACTTTTGCCATTATTCTGCCATCGTCCGTATCATAATCAACGCCAACCCCCATATATTTTCCGCTTTTGCTGATTTTCCACTGGTGGGTATAGCCCACAGTCTTTTCAGCAGGGTAATACTCTATGGTGTTGATGTGCTTCTTGTAAGCCTGTACGTTGTACTGATTGAGATTAACAGTCGTGTCTTTATCCAGCTTATCAAGCTCTACGGCCTCGTCTGGGTGGTCTTTATCGGTGACTATAGAGAAGTCTGCTTTTTCTTGCTTACTGGCCTTTTCAGAGGCCTCCTGTGCCTTGTCGCCTGTAGTCTGAATGATATACACCGGTTCCTTTTCAGTTACTCTTATTTCCCGAATGGTTTCCGACACCTGCTTTGTCTGCCCGCTGTCCAACTTGATATGAGCATTGTCAGCAGCCTGCTTTACTCCTGCCGGTGTTTCTGCCTGTTGCTGTGGAATAGTGGTTACAGGCTTGGTTGTGTGTGCCTCCCAAGCCTTAACCAAAAAACATACAAGCAGAATAATTAGGACTACAGCGGTAATAATCTGGGCTGTTTTATATTTATTATTTTGAATCCAATCCTTTATTTTCTGCATTTTGTTCTCCTTAATTCTGTTTGTACCAGTTGGCTTTGCCTCTCAGCACATCTCCACCACGTGTGCCGTTGGTAGTCCACGGGTTGTACGCAGGGCTTTCGGAAGTGCCAAGGTACTCTAAATCGCCTCTGGTATCGCCATCTTGGTAGCTGTCATTCCACCACGCATACGGATTGTGTGTACCAATACCGCCATCTTCGTTGTTGGCAGCTTCGCCATGAGTCATAACATGCTGCTTGTCAATAGTCAGCCACCATGCAGAAGCTACAGCATTGATTACCTGTGCTATAACCTCAATCTGTTTTGCCGTAGGTGGGTAAGAACCAAGGTCAGCAGAGCCAGCTCCATACGCACAACACAAAGCAATACCCAAAGAGCCACTATTTCTTCGCCATGTGTGACTCTTGGTTTCTGCAAAGTCCGTAGTAGATACAAAAATCTTGCCTTTGCCTGTAATATTGATATGGTAGTCGGAAAACAGACTATCATACTTACCAGCTGTCCAGTGAAGATAAATTTTCGGTTCATATCCGTGAGCCTTGGCGATGCTCCATACTTTTTCTCTACTGTTTTCTGCAAGCTGCTTTACTTGCTCCAGTGTTACTTCCTGCATAAAATCACTCCTTGTTCTCGGAAATCATTAAAAAAAAGAAAGTAGGCATCCTGCTGTGAGAATACCTACTCCTGCAAAACTATTATTTTTTTTCGGGTTTTTCACCCTCGGCAGAATTATATTTGCTATCAAGGAAATACTTTGCGTACTGGCTTCCTGCCAGTGTGGCCACGCCTGTCATACCTGCGACAACTGCTGTTATGCCTTGCCAGCATGAACCGAGGTCAAAGTTCGTTCCATGCAGACCGTTGCTCCAGAAGCCAAACAGCCAACTAAACATGACCGTTGCCAGGAATATCATCATTATGGTGACGAGTACGCCTATCTGTTTTGTTTGCAATGCTTGAAATAAGTTCTTTAACTTCTCTGTCAAAATCATCACCTCACTCTTGATGTTCGATGCGCTTTTCCAAACTATCCAGTCTGTGGTGAGCAGAACGAACACTATTTTCGGTCTGTGCAAGTCGGACATCTAGTTTGTGCCGTTCGGAATTACTGCGTTTTAGCTCTGCTAGCATTTCATCAAATTTAGATTCAAATTTATCTAATGATGTATATATTGGTTTTAGAACAACATAACCAAACGCACTGAACAAGAAACCAAAAATTGCAACAATACCTGCTACTGTCTGTACAACTTCGTTAAAAGCCATGCTATCACCTCTTGATTGCTAGAATGGTTTACCAGTTATATAGGTAAATTCTTCTTCCGTGATAGTGCCTTTTTTTACCCGTAATCGTAAGACAGTATCATTGATTTTTCCTGCTTTGTACAGCCTTTCCAACGATTCTACTATTAATCGCATGCTAAATCACCCCCTCTTCAATAAGTTTTTCGGTGTATTCATCTATAATCTCTGCTTCTCGCCTAAATGACACATCTTGCAAAGATTTCAAAATAAAATACTCGTCGCATGAAATTACTCTCTCGTCATATGTGTAGGATTTGTTACCATCTACATCTGTATTTTCTACAATATTTTGGTGGAGAAGATACTTATCATTACCAGCTTTTTGAAACATCTCTGGCTTTTCGTTGGAATGTGCTGTTACCCAGCTACCCATAGCTTATCACTTCCTTTTATCTGCATAGCTGATAGTCTTTTTGAAATTATCTAAAGGCAATTGTAAATCAGCTATAAAATTATGCATATCGTAAACTCTACAGCGTGATATATAGGCAAATGCTCTTTTTGCATCGTAAGAGGTTATTTTCTGATGATTGTTCATTTTCTTCCTTATGTGATTCAAGCATCGCCTTGTCTTTACGAATGTTTTAGGTTTCATTGTAATCTTAGAATATGTTATTAAAGAACCAACATATGTTATTTTATTCTTTGATGTCATGTGAATTTGTGCTTTGTGCTTCAAACAAAGTCCTATTCGTGCAAGGTGATTCACAACCCCATCTACAACCTTTTTAAGTTTTCGCTTATTAGGTGAAAATATGAGCATATCGTCATTGTATCTAACATAATACGCCACTGTTTTCTTTCCAAACGACTTAATAAGATTGTCAAGCGGTGTCAATAGTATGTTGGCAAACCATTGTGATGTATATAGCCCTATCGGACACCCTCGCTTTATAACACCGAATTCTGGATGGATAATAACATTACCACGCAGAATACGTGCGAAAAGGGCTAAAGTTTTCTTATCTCTGATAATTCTTCTAAGTGTATGAAAGACTGTAGATGGTTTTATAGAGTTGAAAAATTGCTTTATATCTAGTTTGACAAAATATTTCGTGTTTTTCTTGTCATTCATTGCGTGCCTAATATATTTTACCATATTTTCAAGCCCTCCGTATTTGGGCACACTTGCATAAGAATGTTTGTAGAATCTATTGATAAAGTAAGGTTTACATACCTGCATTATGGCATGATGAACAACCTGGTCTTTAATAAAATCTGGGCAAACTATTTCACGTTTCTTTTTCTGCACACCATCGTTGATTATTTTTATGTTGTGTATTCGCTTTGGCCTCCATAAATTGTTTTTTAGTTCATAATGAAGCTGTGTCACAACTTCATCTTCGTTAAAAAGAGCACTTTTCACACTGCGTTTATCTCTTTTTCCCTTGGCTGCGTTGTGTAGAGCCATCCTCAAATTAGATTCACTTATTATTTCGTTGAATAGATTATTTATAGTTTTCATATATTAAAATCCTTTGAACAAAGGTCTACGGATATTATGATTTTACTCTTACTAATCCGCTTTCTGTATGCCTAATTTTCTCTCCGTATGGAGCGTGGATATATACCGACATTATTTATATTGTGTTCAAGTTACAAGGCGGCGCCATAGTTCACGTTCGAGTTCGACGGAGAGTTATTCGAGTTCCAATAGAACAGGCCGTAGTTCGAGTTACCACCGTAGCCGCCTCGTCTGTATATACCCATATATTTAATTTCTAAAATGTTACTATTCCCTGGGAAAGCGAGCGGGGAAGGGAACCTCCCCTGCACCCCTCCCATCAGAAATTTTTAAAGGACAAGGCGGCGCCAGAGTCCACGTACGAGTCCGACGGAGAGGAATGCGAGTCCCAAGCGAACAGGCCGTAGTACGAGGAACCACCGCAGCCGTTTATAAACAAACCTGTGCTTCCTCTGTACATATAGTCGCTGAGATGTGTGGTATCTGAACCACCAATGCTCATAGGTGCAGTAATGCACTGTGAATTGCCCTGCATTTTTGTTATATACCCATTAGATGTTGGTATTTTCAATCCTGTGTTTATGTACCCTGTACCACTATCGTTATAGCCATTAATGGTAGAACCATCTACTACAGAATATGTATGCTTTATCAAAATAGTGGCATAATCAGAGTTCATAATGACACCAGCACAGTATCTATAAATATCACCCCACGGATTTTCTATGCCGAAGAATTTTGTTGCATATGTGTTTTGGTAGTCGAGTGTCCCCCAAAACATTCCCTTTTTATTGCCTGCTCCTGTTGGTACTACATGATAGCTAGTTCCGCCAGCACCTATGGCCTTTTGTGAATTTAGCCTTTTAGTTACGAGGATTCCGAGGCATCTAAGCAAATCCCAGTCGCTCCACAAGTCGATGTTCCAACCCTCGCCACATTGTCTTGCATAATTCATGCAGGTAGTTAAGCCACCGCTTATATTGGTAGTCGCAACAGCTCCTGTAGACAAAGAACGGAACTTTCCGTTTATAAGACTTGCTTCGTAGATGGCCATATAGTAGTGGTCAGCATAAGTGCCATCTTCCTTTTTGCATGACCAGCACTCATAATCATCATCATATTTTTCCGAACAGAAATAGATGAATAGCATGGAAACTACCCTCTGAACCTTGATGAACACAGGAGAGAACTCCATCATTGCATTTCCCTCATATGATGTGTTAGAAACATCGGAAGGACTACCATCTTCTTTCAGAGTGTAATCGTCTGGATTAAGATAATAATCAACCTTTCCGTCAAATTTCAGCATACATGGACGAGGCATAAATGGTGCGTTTTTCCAACTGCCCCAGTCACATTTGTTATTATCCATCTGGGCATTGACATTCATTATGACTCTAAGTGGTTTATAATCGGAATTATCGTACCCAGGTGGATAGGTAACAGAATCTGCTTCAATAGGATTTTCTTCGTCTATGCAAACAGCATAATGCCAGTAATCGAATCTGTTAAGATTGCTGTTTGATACCGCACCACTGGTAGCAATAGGAAACGCTCTATAATACCACTGTTCGGAGCTTTCCTGTTCATCAACATATGCCGTGGATTTAAACTTATTACGAACGGCACATATCAACACCAAAGTTCCGTCCTCTATGTTGGTAGGGTATGAACCTTTCTTCTTAACAACAGCTGTTTCTCCCCAGGCATCATTGGTCGAATCGTCAGGGTCCTCCCACATCAGGTGAACTTTTGAATTGTTGTCAGAACGGGTTATTCGCCTATGTTTTACATGACCTAAATCCGTAGACAAAGTAGTATCAATAGTTATGTCTTTTATGACATCTGCATTTTTTCCAACATTAAGCGTGTAAGTGGAAGAGCTACCATTTCCTTTCGTAACGACAACAGTGTTGGTATTGTTAGGCTGAAACTCTATGTCCCTAACATAATTAGAGATTTCAGCAATGGCTTTTGTGAACTGTCCCTGTGAAACAAAGCCACTGGAATCCATACTCATAGGCCCACCAAACAAGTCGTATTTGTAGCTTATGATTATTTCTCCCGTTTCAGTATTCTTTTCTTTTACTTCGATGATTCCAACATTTGTACCGGCCGCACAATCCTTGCCCTCGCCCTCAACAAAATAATCCGTGGTAGTAAACTTATCCTTAATGTTGTAGACATTACCTACTGTCATTTTAGATGGCATAGGCAGGTCAGCAAATAAAATACTGCCATATGACTTCATAAGACTGTCGTAAACCTTTCTTAGGCCGCCTACAGTTACAAGTTTGTTGCCATTTTTTAAGCCCATTCTATCAATCCTCCGTAATTACCGCAGTCATAGCTGCTAAAACTTCGTTCTCTGTAGCAATATCCTCTGTGCTGACACCGCTGATATTCTTCCATTTATTTTTATCAAACATAGTATCTGATATATCGTCAGAAATACACTTATAAATACTGCCATTATACTCGCAGAAATCATTCTCATAAAAAGCATATGTTCTATAAGTTGTAAAATCAAATATGTCCTGTGTTGGAACATCAAAAGAAGAATTGCCATCAAACAAGATTCCCTTACGAATACGAACATTGCTTACTAGAAATTGCCCACCTAAAAAAAGATACGGTTTAAGACCTGCATCAGTTTGAGAAAACTTTGATATTCCATTAATATAAAGTTCAATCGTTTTAGGAGTAGTGGTTTGTTTTATAACCACACATATATACATCCAATAATCATCATTAATCTGTACGATATTTTGATTCTGTCCAGCACGTATGTAAGAATTAGCTGTTGTTCCAGGCTTTTTTCTAGCAATAACATCAAACGAGAAGTCTGTTGTAGGATCGGGCATTGTTGGCTGTATTGTCACGGATGGCAAATCGAGAGCATTACTACCTGCAAAATATCCATTTTGACTGATGGCAGAAGCCGACATATTAGAAGTGTACAAGTCAACAGTATCACCTATATTTTTCAAATGATTATTACCATCAAAAAAATAATGATTAGGAGCAAAATCTAATACGCCAACCAAGGAGTCATCTATGTAGCTACCCCATGGTCTTATTGTGTGAGAGAGCAAATCCCAAGCTAGGTGGTCAAATGCAGGGCTAATGGTGGAATTGCTAGGGGTGATATTTTTTTTACAGCGATAAATTTTACCCTTATGTAAAACAATGTTATCTGTTTTGTAAGACTTTTTACTATTCCAATCTGGTATATATGGATTGTCACCACCTATGATGTCCCAATTCGCCATATCTGCCTTAATGGCGGTAGTAGATGTGTGGGCGGTATTACAACGATAAATCAACCCATCGACGGTAATTACAGCACCTACTTTGTAGTAAGTGCTTTTTTTCCATGTATCAATACTGGAAAAGAGCAGTTCCCACTTGTCAGTATCTGCTGAAAATGTTGTGCTGGTATGTTTGGTATTGGCTCTGTATATAGAACCATCTTTTACGACAACCTTGCCAACCTCGTAACTCATCTTAGTTGCCCAATCAGTGAGAAGTGCTGCCTCGCCTATGAGCCTCCAATTAGCTGTTTTGTCGTTCTCCCATGAGGAAGTAGCAGTATGTTTCATGGTGCAGGAATATATTTTGCCGTCCATAGTCACTGTCATACCAGGCTCGTAATTATAACCAGCTCCTACCCAGCCGTTGATATGAGAACAGAAGAACTCCCAGTTAGCATAATCTGTGAAGAAATCATTGCCTGATACATGGGTAGATTTTGCATAATAGGCATTGCTCCATGCAGACACAAGCTGTCCTTTTTGATACAAAGTTTTTGCTGTCCACTTTGCCATTCCGCTGGAACTGCTGACAAACTCCCAGTTGGCAACATCATCACTGAACTGTGTGCTTGATGATTTATGGGCAGACAGTGCTCTGGCAATAGCACCATTAACAACTACTACTTCGTTCTGCTTGTAGTCATGTTTAATTTCCCAATCTGGAATATTTGGGTCATGCCCTACATATTCCCAGTTAGCAATGTCATCGCTAAGACTGGTTGTTGAAGTGTGTGCAGTTTTTACCCTGTACAGCTTGGAATCGTTTACCACAATCTCATTTTCTTTGTAAGCGTGCTTTGCTTCCCAGTTTGGAGCGTAAGGTGCACCACCTTTTATGCTGTCCCAATTGGCAATATCGGCACTTAATGAGGTAGTAGATGTGTGTGCTGTTGTGCATTTGTACAGAATTTTATCATTTTCTATAATCATACCTGCTGGGTAATAGGTGTTTGCCGTCCACGCATTGATATTGGCTGTAACAAGCTCCCAATTGGCAATATCGGCAGAAAATGTCGCACCTGCGGTATGGTTAGTTAGTGCCTTGTAGAGAAGCCCGTCGTTGGTAACAAGCTGACCAACTTGGTAACTTTCTTTGGTAGCCCATGCAGTAACTCTGCCTGTTCCACCCAGCTTTTCCCAGTTAGCTGAATCGTTCAAGAACGATGTGGTAGAAGTGTGTGCTGCCTTAGCTCTATATATGCTTTCGTTGAAAACGACAATATCATTTTTTAGATAATCGTGCTTAGCCTCCCAATCCTCAATATAAGGTGCTTTGGTAAGCATTTCCCAATTGGCAATATCCTTGTCAATTGATGTCGTTGACTTATGGTTGGCAGTGGCACGATACATTTTGCCACCGCTTATCACAACATCATCTTTTTGGTAGTCATGAGATGCTTCCCAATCATTTATGTAAGGGAGTTTGGTAACTCTCGTCCATTTATCATTGTCAGCAATGATAGAGGTGGTAGATACATGAGCAGTTTTGCACTTATAAAGCTGGTTGCCACTTTCTACAATGATACCTGCTGGATAATAGGTGCTTTTGGCCCAGTGATTAAGGTCAGCTGTAACAACCGACCAATTTGCTGCATCCTGTGAAAAGGAAGTGCCAGATGTGTGGCTTGCAGTTGCTCTATACAGAATACCGTCATTAGTAACCAGCTGTCCTACATCATAGCTTTCCTTTGTTGTCCACTGAGATACGCCCCCAGCACCGCCTAATTTCTCCCATTTAGTAACATCGCTTGCAAATGCTGCAGAAGATGTATGCTTGCTAAGTGCTCTGTAAATGGTCTTTTTATAAACAACAGTTTCGTCCTTTAGATAGCTATGGCTGGCTTCCCAATCAGGAATGTAAGGGTCGTGCCCTACATACTCCCAATTGGCAATGTCAGTCTTTAAGTCAGTTGTAGAAGTATGGCTTGCCTTTGCCCTGTACAATTTTCTCTCACTGACAACTATTTCATTTTTCAAATAATCATGTTTAGGTTCCCAGTCTGGAATAAATGGATCTGCCCCGCTGATTAATTCCCAGTTCGCAATATCAGTTTTTAGGTCAGTTGTAGATGTATGGTTGGCTGTGGCTCTGTAGAGCTTGCCATCGCTGACAACCACTTCATTCTTGGAATAGGTGTGTTTTGTTTCCCAATCAGGAGCATTGGCATCATAACCATCAATCTGCACCCACTTGACCTTAGTAAATGATTTGTCGTTGTTGGCTGTTTTACAAACCCACAGCTTATTGTTGAGTCTGACAACATCATTGGCATTATAAGAAGTGCCACTTGCCCATGCAGAAATAGTAGCAGCATCACCGGTAAAAGCAATTCTATCCCAATCTGACCAATCAGCACCGCTTCCACTCATATTACGATAATAAAGGCGAGCCTGTCCTTTGGTTCCACCATCGTAATACCCACACAGAAGCTCCGTAATGCCTCCGAATTTGCTGGCATAGATTCTTACAGAATTTCCTGATGTGATAGGGTATGTTGTTTTGCCACCCCCATGCAATTCGACTACGCTTGTTGACTTTGGCACATCCTTACGCGCTACCACGGCATCTGATGTAATCAAAGTATTATTGTAGAAATCAAGAGTATCTGTAGTGTTAAGTCTGCGGAGAATTAACTCACAAGTACCATTGGTTACTTTATCGCCCTCTCCGTATGCGACAGGGTAGTTTTCTGCATCGGTATTGCTAGTTCCAGCCTGAATGACCTCAAAGAAGCCCCACGATGGAATACCTGGTGCTCTGAATATGTCATGTAATGCATATTGGGTATTTGCTTTCCAATAATCCCAATGGGACTTGTTTAGAGCATGGTTCACATGCAATGCATTTTTATCAATGACAGCCAAGGCATCGTTGATAGACTCCTTGGCAACATGGTCTTGTGAATCTACTATAGGGATTGATAGATTTTTTGTTATTTTTGTGCCCATTTACTTTTTCACCTCGAAAATGCTGTTTGTTTCATTCCATGTATAATAATCTGCTGTTCCTAATTGCACAGTCTTTATCCAAGTTTTCACTGTGTAAGAGTCTGCTGGAGAGTCCGTTGTATATGTCGTAGAGTCGCTAAACCGCAGTACCGTACCATTTGGCAACCAATATGTGCCATCGGCAGCCAACATTGCACCTGGAGTCGATGGATTTACCACAGGGAATCCCAGCAATACAACAGGGCTATCATCATAATCAATGTATTGTGGATTATTGTATTGCCCAGCAGGAAGAACAATCTGACCATTATTCTCTAAATCGTGAATCAGTCCAATTGCCCCTGTTTCATCGTAAGCAAATCCTACTACGGTAGGGACAATCCATAAGAATGTTCTCTCCTGTCGTTGCCAGCTTTCAAGCCCATTAAAAATGCAATACATCTGTATGGTTGTTTCCGCTCCAATGTCACCGCCATCTTTGCACCTGTCAGCCCACGAATAATAATATGCTTCGTTTGTCACTGTATCCTTACGGATACTCAGCCCACCAGCAAATATCTCAACAACATAATCAAGTCCATTCGGCTTTTCAAATGCTGTGCCAGAAACGGAATCAGCTACATCGTTTTGTGTAACTACAGTAAAAGTGGAATCCTTATCACGAGGTGCCCATGTAAGGCTTAAATCACCTGCCACCTTATCAGCATAATATTGGTCGCTCAACATATGTGCGGTCATACGAATCCTGCCTTGCACAGTTGGCCGAGAAGAACGCTGTTTTGTTTCAAAATGGATATTCAATGCTGGATTTAACTGTCCCTGCTGGTCAACGCTATCTGTAGTAATGGAGTAATATTCATCTGTTGTCTGTCCTTTACTGCATACCCAGCCACCGCGTTTTACATTAATATAATGTCCGCTTTGGAGAAAAATAACTGGCTCGGTAGCAGAATGTTTTTGTGGAACAGTGTCGTATATGCCACGGATAACACCTAGTATTTTCCAATTTCCGTTAGGCTGTTGAACCATACCGCTATACGCAATCCATTCCTCGCCTACGATAGCAATTCTATTGGCTTTCCTAGCAACATCAATGTCAGCGGAAGTCGGTATAAGCATTTCTTCAACCATATTGGTAATGCCGTTGACTTCTCTTACAGTAAATCCCTGCAAATCTTCGGCAAGTCCCTCTTCTGGGTAGTCATAAACCATCTTGCCCACTGCTGTCCATGCTGTTGTATCGTTTGAACGAACAAAGTTGGAATCGGTCGCTGTCTTTCGCCACACATGCCATATCGTATTCGCAATAGATGGCTGACAAGCATACATTTTTACGAATGTTTCTGTCATTCGTGTGATTTCATATGGTTCTTCCCAAACACCCCATATTTGAATCTCACTAGGCTGTACGGGGTCACGTTCCCATTCTGTACTGCCACTGTAGGTAAAGTTGTTCTTGGCAAGGGAGAATACATCCTCAACGGCATCTATCTTGACAGTACCATCAACAAAATCACTCAAATCAACATTTGTTGCCCTAAAAATCATGCTGGCTATGCCATATGGAGCAAATTTTACAACAAACCTATCGCCTAAACGTAGTGTTGACATAGTCCTGTCACACTCCAATGAGATGTTTGCCAGCGGATACCCCTGCTCTGTACCTACTCTTTTCGCAGCGTATAGTGCATTAGCTGCGGTAGTAAAGTAAGGGAAATCATAGGACTTTGTTGTCTTTACTCCGTTGAGAATTTCTATGTTGGCGGGGTCATCAGCTGTCAATGTGCCTGTTTCGTACCTGGCACTTCTGTCTGTATATGAAACAGAAATTTCACTTATGGTATTCAACCAATCCTGTCGCACGAAAGTTATCTTACTACAGTTAGAAGTATTAACCAGCAGCATATCTTCTTGGTCGTCTCTGATTAGTCGATGAACCATAAGGCCTGTAGAAGAATCAGCATATCTAATGGCATTGATGTGGCTGCATATATTTTCAACAATACTCTCTGCCGTTTCCTTAGATGTCATTTGAATTGACAACCCCAGCTGTTCTTTAGCAATGCGTTCGTCAATGCTGTCAAGTGCTTTTATATCAAGGCAATCAGCAGATTCTGCTAATCCCCAATCATTGTTGCTGACTATTTCCTTTATAATCTCTGCTGGGTTGGCATCGTCGCCAATTTTTGCGTAATCTTTGCCGTTAGCCTTGGCGAGAGAATCAGGAATTATCTCTATCTCATACCACATGGTAGGGATAGTTGCTGATTTGCCAACATAAGCGGTAGGAACAACCACGGTAATGAATGGTCTATAGGCAGAGGTAAGCCCTCTCAAATCAGCCTGTATACTGTCAGCATTCATTTCCTTAGACATCCAAGGGTCTGCACCTTGGTTATCTCCGCCAAAATATACTCGTATATCACCTACAAAACCGCCATTTTCATCGGGACCACCAAATAAGTTTTCATTATCTACATGAATGGTAAACGGAGAGCCATCCAAATGATTGCTTGCTGGTTCATCACCTGACCACACTTCTTTTTCGTTCATGTAGATCCGTCTTAGTCTAGCATTAGGGCTACCCCAGCATAATATCTGCTGATAGCCAAGGTAATACTTAAAACCTTTCTGAATGGTAGTTCTGCCACCGTGGTTAGTGAATAGGGCTGTTAATAATGCCAGCAAGAGTGATATGATGGCCATTACAATCATTCTCATTTTATTGCCGTTTGCTGTATCAGTTGCCGTGCCAGCACCACTACTTGTGGTAACAAAATGCTGCGATGGCGTAACTAAGATTGCAATTAAGGGGATAAGTCCACTTATAATAATGTTCGTCCAATCTACATCAGTCCACATACCGTAATCTTCTGTATATGCCCTACTCGAAAAATCGCCCCAATAGCTGGTAAGGGGGGATTTTATAAGGCATTGCCCCATCACAACAGGAATAACAGTACCTATGCGTGTAGAGGTTATGCTAAGTGTAGCAGGTTCTTGATTGAAACTGCTATTTCTGGTCGAGCTTCGTCTATTAAAAAATAAAAGTGCCAAGGTGGTTAGCCCCCAGCCAACCCATGCACCTAAGCCTGAATCATTTTTTCGTCTTGCCATAATTCACCGCCTTAATGGATATAGCCATTTGTATCACGGAAAACAATATTGCCATTTACCCAATATGTGCCTACACCTGTAGGATTCTTTTCAGCATCTGTTGGTGGGCAGTATGGAAAGCCTGTAAAATTAAGAGCATTGCCAAACCGCTTCACACAGGTGTTGAATGTTTTATCACAGCCTGGTAACACAACTACATTATTACGAGGTCTTAGGGAAAATGGATATTTTAGCGTACACACTTCTCCTTTATGAGAAGCAATCATTCGTACTTGCCCATTGAAATACATTTTCCCGTTTTCATAATATCCATCTGGATGCTTGGCAAAATCCTTAGAATAAATATTCAATCCATCGTCCTTGTCAAGAAATACTATTTCCTGATACTGGGACGGGTCTACCTTGCAATTATGGTTGTACAAAACATTGTTACAGGTGTACTGATAAAGTCCATTGGGAAGCTCTTTCTTTAGCCAGCTTTCCATAACAAATGTAAGCTGACACTTTGAATCCTCGAAAGAAGCCTGTGTTGCCCTGCCATAGAAGATAGTATCTACTTTGCTCATATCCGCCATGTGAAGTCGCATTATCTTTAGATTAATAGGCGTTTCTGGTGGCACCTGCTGGTACAGCTTTGCCACTGGATTCTCTTTGGAAACAGTGATTGTCATTTCAACCAAGCTGTTACTGCTTCCAGGCTTTAACTCCTGTCGCTCAATGTATTCGCCATAATAGATTTCATCATTGATGGTCAAGTCTTTTCTGCGTGAGGTGTACAGATAATCAGTGCCATTACAAGTAAATTTATAAAATTCTACTGGCTCGCCATCCTGTATGGAATTTTCATATTTTGACAGATTACTGCTTGTAGGCATTAATTATCCACCTCCATTAATTCAAAAGAAATGTTTGCACTTTCTCTAGTTTCGTATTCCGTAACCATAGAATCACTTGCATGACGGACTTTTAAGAGGAAAGAAATCATACGAACATCTTTCATATAAATAGGTTCAGTCAATGGCGATTCCAATGTTATCTTGCTATGTTTTCCACTGCTGTCCAGCTCCCAGCCAACAATTTTCAGTATCTTCACAGTTCCGTTGTTAAAGAAGATAATAATAGTTTTTCTTCGCTGGTTGCCATTATAGTACCGGTAATAATAAGGAAATTTTGCGATAAGTTCCTGCTTGGTGGTGATTCCATCTTTGACCAGCTCTATATCGCTCGTCCATGTAGGCACATAGAACGACTTCCACTGCCCTTTGCATCGGTAAAAAAATCTTTGCAGGAATTGAATCTCGTCTTTACTTTTTGCATGGTAATCGAAAACCATATGAGTAGTTGTTGCCTTTGACTTTAGGTCATACCTAAAATAACCAGTTTGGTTGTCCAGCTTATTAGCATTGCGGGAATAGCTCATATTCATATCCTGATACCATGATGGAGGCATCATAAATAACTCACAGTCATCAATGTACTTATAATTATTTAGGGCATTAGTTGACTCCTCGAAAGTAAGAAAAGGATAGTTGTACTCATCACACTCTGCTGGCAGATTCACAGCTGTTAGCGATGGCATAAACTCAACATTTATACACATATCTGCAAGGCTTGCCGTAACATTTGTATAACTATCCTCTTGATTTAATATCCCCCAAAATACAGGGGTGACTAGTGTTGCTCCCTCGTAATAATCGTCTTTGAATGTGGTTTTCATCTGTAGATAGCCACTGGAATATAGCTGTTTCAAGAAATACCTGGTAGAGTTTCCTCTTGCTCCCTGGAACTCCTTTGTGAGTAAAACAGCGTGGCAGTCCCGATAATCCCACACATCCTGTGCTGTAAGTTGAATACCTGTTTCTTTTTTACGCCTTGTTTTCGGCAGCGTTCGTGTCGCAGACCACAGCGGAAATTCCAGCTGTTGTGTCTGCAAGCCATTAGTCAAAGAACGCAGGTACTCACTCATAGCAGTGTCTACACCTGTATAACGATAAGATATGCTTCGTCTGGGATAGCTGCGCAGAGCCATTCTTTGCTCTGTATTATCCCACGAGGTGTGTATCTGCGTAAGAAATTCAATTGTTTCTGTAATTCTTTGTTCCGCCATTTACTCACCCCAGTTCGGCATAATGTCAAATATCGTATCAACAGCTTCTGGTATATTTATCTGCCCAAGCCACTTCCATATCTCCCACAGCATCCAAGGTTCAATTACAGGATTTCCTCTGTGATAGTACAAATTGGCACCGACTAAAGCCAGCAACAATGTCATGTGTTGCTGAATAGTAAGAACAGCACTGCGTTCTTTGTATTGTTGCCCCTCTTTTGCCTTATCGTGGGCAATAACCATCTGCGGGGTAAAATCTCCCCGAATATCTCTAACAGGAATGCTGGAGCGTATAATGCTAGGTACTTCCTGGATAAACTGAATGTCCTGCTCCAATTTATTATCCAAAGTCCACATGATATATTCTGGTGTTGAAGCCAGTCTTTTATCGGTGTGGTGTAAATCCTTTGTGTAATACTGGTCTGCATAAGTGGCGCGTATAGGGCCAAATTTTATCTTCCAATATTCTGGATTATCAGGGTCTGGATTATCAGGGTCTGGATTATCAGGGTCAATAGGTGGCTTATCGGGATTGTCTGGGTCGACAGACGGCTTATGCTTTGGCTTTTTTGTGCCAATTAGAAACCATATATTGCTTGCACTGTCTGTGTACTCTATCCAAAACTGATGAGATGTAAGAATCTCCCATGTAATACCAAAATTGCTGATTTTATTGGTGTTGATGGCGTAAACCACTTTGCTCATGTCATTTGTAACCGTGAATCGTTCCTCGACACAATTGTAAACATATGTCCACCCTGCTTTCAGTGTATCGAATAGTATGGTCGTAGACTGCCCCCACTTCAAATCAGCTTTGGCGAGCTGTTCCCATGTCAGCGTATCGCCATAATAACGAGAATAACCAGCATTACCAGCTGCGATATATGCCAGCCTTATATATGTCGGCTTTGTCCCCACTACTGATGTTTCTGTAGGATTAAAACTTGGAGTTATAAAATCAATGGCAAGTCCATCTCTTAATTTTTCATCAGCCATAAGTTTTCACCTCATTAGGTGTTTTCCTGCAATATGGAGATGCCATCATAGCCTCGTTTTCCGTACTTTATTATGTGTGGAAATACCTGATGCAGGTTGCCAGACTTAGGGTAATTTATTTCATACATCTTTTCTGGAGCTAGGCACCTCATACTGATTGCATATGCATTAGGTATATATCCGATGAACGAAAAATTCATCAACAGATTAGGGTCGCGCTGTACAAACAACGCTATAGGCAGATTAACACTGATGCAGTTCAATGTATTAACATTTCTGCCATAGTCTGTAGGATTCTGACTTTGTATGTACCCATAATGTGGAACTTTAGGTACAGAGGTTAAATACTCATGGTTGGTCAATGTAGAAGCAAGTATCTTGCCTGTGCTCATTTCTCCCTTTTCAGGCCCCGCACTCCACCATAATATAGGCTTTTCCAGCAATGGTGCACTATCTACCTCTCCCTGCACTAAAAAACTTGGATTGGCAGACATTGCAAACATCTCATTGGAATCAGTATCTATATTATCTGGAACAGTAGTCTGCTGTACAAACATTTTATAACTGCTTCTACTGCCAGAAATAAACATACCGCCTGTCCAATTACCAGCTTTTTGTAATAGCCCAAAAGCTAAGTGCTGGTAAACAGCAACATCTTTTTTATCTGTGTACTGATTATTAATTACTTCTTTGATAGTAAAAATGGCACTGATTGCGGGCTGAGTGGTAAAGTTGCAGAACAATTCATATGTGCCACTAACTCCTTGGCAGGAAACAACACCTACTCCGATTACCTCTCTGCTTGTCGTATTGAGAGGCGGGTTGGTTTGGTCGTACCAATAGCCCGATGGTGGATTTGCTGTATAAGCAGTACAGCCGGTCAAGCCTATGCCGTATGCACCTGCCGCTGCCGCAGTTGTATTATGATTTGTCTGATTAGGGAATATTGCAAAACCCATAGCAGAGCGCATAACAGCTATACAGTCGTCCATTTTCACTGCTAGAATTTCACCGCCATCAGGTGCTCCTGTAGCATTGGGAGCAGTATCTGGTGTACAGTTATTCAGTATAGTCCAGCCGTTATCTGTCAAAAAATCTCGTATTTTCTCTAATACATCATTCATGTTTCCTGTAATGGTGTATTTTGCATTTGCCATTTATATCACCTCGCTCTAGTCAAATTCTTTTGTCTTAGCAACATAATCTTCAATCTGTTCAAAAGAAGTGTTCGTGCCGATATGCATTGCTACATTCATATTTTTACCCCAATCTCGGAATTTATCATATTCTTCCTGTTGTTCTTCCTCTGTTTTGTTTTTATTGGTATAAAGCCTAGTCGCATCCTGTTGATAGTGCCAAGGTCGACCCTCCCAACAATTAGGCATAATTAAAAACAAATCGTCCTTATCTGTCGGATTTCGATACAATCCATATCTTGTAACAAGTCTTGACACAGCGTACATTGCAGGAACAGCACAAATCATATTTTGCTCATTGTTATCTTCAATATTTGCCCCAAGATAAAATGGCAGCAAGGAATATGATTGTTTGTTCTGACGAGCTATCTCTAGGTCTAAGGATGTCATATCGAATGGATAACCACTTGTTTCTACGCCATAAGGAATTACGCTGAAATTCTCCTCCACATTAGGTGTCATAGTATTGGTTATAAAATACCTGCTATCAACCTTTTCTGGCTCTTTGAATCCATGAGAATAATGCCCGCTGTCAGTATAACTGTACCAATAATCATTGCGTATAGCGTAATTGAAGAATGATTCCCACTTGCCACTAGGTAGCATTGCCTGTGTTTGTGAACAAGCGTGTTTATCAAGAAATTCTTGTGTGCCATCCCACCATGTGGCACTATATCCTATCATGGAGTGTCCCCATGACCTATTTCCCTGCGTATAATCAAAAAGCATATTGTCGTATGGATATGGCATACCTCCATAGCTTACCAAGTGATTGCAAGGTCGTACTCCTATATTAGAAGACATTGCCAAAGCTGGAAACTGATACTCATAATCGCTGGCAAAAGGCTCAAAGAAACCTACCTGTGCCATGTCCCACCATTCACGATAATTCACAGCTATATTGGCATTATGTTTGGTCTTGCTCATATATAGATATACATATTCGTCGTGATTCTTTACAGATTGTGGGCTGTTTGGAGTTGGTGGTGCAGTTGAATCTGGTGTGTCGGTCGATGTTGAATCACTCGTATCGTAATCCTTATAAAATACAAGGGTTTCATAATATGACGAGTAGATATTATTTGGCCAACAGGATTCTATGATAAGTTCCATGTCCTTGCTATTTAATTCATAATCTCCTATGTATATCTTAGCTTCAGTAGAATTATCTTTGTTTTTGGGAAGCACAATTAGATATTTTCCTTTGTTTGGGAAGTGGTATAATCCATATGGGATACTGATAGCGTTGCCGTCTTTTTTGAAATCGTCAAAATTTAAGTCAATCGCTTTACTAAAATCTATTTCAATTACATATTCTTTTTTTAAGGCCTCTGATAAAGTTATTGGTTCTGCTTCTCTCCACGGTGTATTGTAACTGGTTATCATTCGAGAATTTCTGTAGTAATAGTGTATCTTTTTATCACTCTTACTTACAAAGATTTGTCCCCCAGCTTCTTGAGAAAAATATCCTGTAAATTGGCAAGGAGTTAAAGATCTATCATACTCTCCCTCACTAATCATATAAGGTGGAGTAGAGGCTAAAACCAATTCCTGTATTGCTATATCCCAAAATTCTTCTTGATATTTATCAACTTTATAAAAACTTGGATAATAGGCATTCGCTGTCGTATCATACCATACAACATTGTTATTTGTCTGTGCATACATTTCTTCTGCTGACGAACACATTCTTTTGCTTATAGGTTCTATTGTTCCATATCTCAATAAGTTGGAGAATTTTTCTCCTGAACCAATTTCTATACTTGTCCATGTGACATACACATTACTAATATCAGTAGTAGAAGATGGACCAAAAAATAAGCTGCGTTTTGATAATGTCCTACCTAAATTATCATCACTCCATCGCAAAATTGGGCTAGCATGAATTGGAACTTCTATACTACCACCAGCTACAGTGTCTCCCTCCCAAGTTACAGACGAAAACATATCAGGGCTAGAAGCGATGGCAGGGCAGCCCTCGCCTGGGTAAATAGGTGCTTCTGTTTCCCAGGCTGGATAAGACCAAGAATACCAGCTATACCCTAGCCTCTTAGCACACGGATTTTTGCGTGTGTTCTCCATCAGTTCATTCCAATCAAAGCTCGGCTCATACTGTTTGAACATACTGAACCATATAACATCGGCATCTGTATAGAAATGTTCAGCTTCTCGTATTTGGTAATAGCCGTTTGTTGCAATATGCCGTTCAGTCAGAACCGTAATATATTGTTTGTCTTTGGATGGAAGATTGACTGTGGTACCTTTAGGGCAGTCAGCATTCAATGCTGGAGAAAATTCTATATCTATACAATTTTTTGTTACCGGTACTAGAATAGGATTGCCATTATTGTCAGTAACTATATTGCCCTCGGCATCTGTTTTAGGCTTTGTGTAGGTTTTGGTATAGCTGGAGGTATCATTGGTGACAACTACTTCTTTGTTTCCAATGGTGATATATGTTCCCTTTTTGATAGTCCCAGTCAGTGTCAAGGTATTCATAATAACTGTGACGGAAGTATCGCCAGCTGATACTTCGTTTTCTAAAACTCCGTCCCCATAGGAAAAGTTATAGCGTTTTTGAGAACTGCTTTGCTCTCTTGTTTCCCATTCTTGTATTTTGCCGTTAAAAAAACGCCAATCCTCTTTTTCATAGCCTTTTTCATAGGAGGGAAAAATAGTGCTGTATGCCAATTTCTGCAGGTTTTTGCTCTCGGTTATCCATTGTCCATAGCTGGTTTTCTTATTGACAGTATAGCTGTGTTTCTTGCCTTTACCCTTGATTTGTCCATACATTATGCCAGCATAGCCGTATTCGCCATCTTTCCAGTTAGGCACTTTTAGCACAGCACCATATGGCCACGGCTTATTACGCACAACTTCCCACCCCTCTTCTCCCTCTTGAAGAAAATCAAGGAATATATCATACATCATCTTGGTGCTAAAGGTCTTGGGATTGATTTTTACTATTTTATTGTGCCTTTCTTCTGACATAAGAATCCCCCTCTTTAGAACCACTCTATACAAAAATATTGGTCGTTCTCTCGCCTGTCGATGTTGTTGAATACCATATATGGCTTGCCGTTGTATAGCAGCGTATCTTTACTTGACAAATCTTCTCTGTTGCCAACAAAATACACCCCTGCCAGCTGACCGATAATACCTATAGGATCTGGGCCAATAGATTTTGTATTTGGTCCCGCACCACACTCATATAAAAGCTCTGGAAACATAACTATCTGCTCAACAGCTACTGAATCGTCAAGACAGGTAAGTACATTAACAGGAGAAGTATTTTGTGGCCATACCGCTAACTGTGATGTAGTCTGATTAGTTTTAGTATTAAGGGCACTCTCCCATGTGCCATCAGACCGCCTTAACCTGAATGTTGTTTCTCTTGCTGATTTTCCCCCAGGATGAACAAAATTAGAGTGACTGTCTGCACTGCTGTTCCACTTTTCTCCGTCCACGGCACTAGCTGAAATAACCAGCGGATAAGGGTACTGTCTTTCGACTGCAATAGGAGTCATAAAGCCACAGTATGCTGCTTCGTACTGTGTGGATTCCTGCACAACAAGGATAAACCTGCGAGCATTAGCTGTAACCCAGCAGAAGTATTTAGCCTGTGGTGCTAGCGGGATAATAGGCAATGTTTCATGGTAGATACTCCCAGGCTGTTCCTCCCATGTTAGCCCATCGTCAAAACCAGCAAATCCATTAAAACGAATATCAAACTGTGTTGGGTCTGCTGTTCCTACTCGATGGGTTTTTAATTCAATGCCTATGTAAATCTCGTCAGAGCCATCACCCTGCCCCATAATAATGCATTTATCTTCAAATGATGGAATAGTAGCAGGGCTTTTCAATATCCATTCGTTGCCCTCTCCCATCTTGGTTTTGTCAGTAAGAAATTCAAGTGTCTTGGTGATAATTTCTATTGGTTTCGTTGTCGAAAAATCCATACAAGGCACAAAAATCACTCCTTTCTTTGGTAAAAGAAAAAGCACCCCTGCTTAGGAGTGCTCCAGTCCGAATATTCTTCTATTTCTAATTATATTATACTACATTTGTTTTCGACTGTAAATGTAAACTGCATTTACAAGTAACTCGTCATTGACAAGTTGGCAACGAGTTAAACACAGTTATAAAAATCAACTTTTCGGAAAAACCAATAAGTTAACGAAGTAATATATTGCTTTGCTGAGCGATTGTAGAAATCAACTCTTTCCTTTTTGGAAAAAGTTGACGAAGTTATTGCTTTGCTGGTGGTGGCAAAAAAATACTTGACTTTTGTGATAAATAAGATAAAATGTTTGTGTAGCCTAATTGACGGAGGTGAGTAATATGGCTATAGGTGCTTATGGCCGTCCTATTAAGGATATTCAAATTCGCATTCGCATGACTGAATCCGAAGCCGAATTATTGGCACAGTGTGCTAAGGTTTTGGGTAAATCAAAGACTGCCATTGTTAATGATGGCATAAGAATGATTGCGAATAAATTGCCAGAAAGTCCAAATAAAAAAGAATAGAGCATTGCTCCCCGACCAAAGTTTGCAATGCTCCACAGAAAATACACCAAAGGTAGGTGCTAAATATAGTATAGCACTTATCTTTGGCAGAAGAAAGAGATAGGTGTTTTGTTTTGAATAATAATTTAGAAATTTTTTCCAATGGTGAATTTGGTGATGTTCGTGTGGTTATGACATCTGGGTGTCCATGGTTTGTAGGCAAAGATGTTGCAAATATTCTAGGGTATACCAATGCAAGCAAAGCATTGACAGACCATGTAGATAGCGAAGATAAACTCAATAACGATTCGTTATCGAGTTTGGGGCAACGTGGAGGATGGCTCATCAACGAGTCAGGACTATACTCTCTAATCCTCTCCTCAAAACTCCCACGTGCTAAAGAGTTCAAGCATTGGGTAACTTCCGAGGTTCTCCCTGCTATCCGCAAAACTGGTAGCTATACTGTAAAAGAATCCGAGACACAAAAGCAAAGAGCTACTACCATGCTGATGAACGCTCGTACTCGCCAAGCCGGTTTATGGTTGAAGATAGCGCAGAACACAGGCATAACGGAGTATAAAGAAATCTGCAATGCCTATGCTGCTAACACCTTGGCTGACAAGGAAGTATTTGCCTTGCCACAGGTCGAGCAGAAAACCTACACCGCCACCGAGGTCGGTGAACAGCTAGGAATATCTGCTCATAGGGTTGGAACCATCGCCAAGCAGAATAACCTGAAAACTGAACAGTATGGCAAGTGGTTCTATGATAAGTCCAAATACTCCGCAAAGCAGGTCGAAACATTCCGCTACAACGAAGCTGGTGTTGAAGCTATCCGCACAGCATTAAGCAATAGCGGTAACAGTGGCAAAATTGTAGGCTATGAAGACTATATCGATAACAACGGCGAGATAAAGAAAGTCGCATTAGTTCAAAAATAAAATAAGAGGGACATCTATCGTTTGGTAGGTGTCCTTTTTTTGCCAATATAAGCAGTTTTGTTTCCAAAAAAGCCTACATTTTTTTGTTACTGTTATTGACAACTTTTCATTTTGACGATATTCTATAGACACTGTTTAGTTTTGGTATTTCGAGAAAGGTGATGTGTGATGGAAAACAAATTAGAAATTTTCGCAAGCAATGAATTTGGTTCTTTGAGAACGCTTGAATGTGATGGCAAGGTAATGTTTGTCGCAAGTGATGTGGCTAAAATGCTGGGATATAAAAATATCAGTGACGCTGTTTCAAAGCATTGTCGGTATATAGCGAAACACGATATACCTCACCCACAAGGCAAAGGTACACTAGAAGTAAACATTATCCCAGAGGGCGATGTATATCGCCTTATAGCTCACTCTAAACTACCTGCTGCTGAAAAATTTGAAAGCTGGGTATTTGATGAAGTTTTGCCTAGTATTCGCAAGACAGGCAGTTATACGACAAATCCTGTTGATGGCTTTGAAAGCAAGCGTTTGTCAATCATGGAACGAAACGCTAAGGTCAAGGAAGCTGAATTGTGGAGTAAGTTGGCAGCAGACTCTACTGGAACATATCATCAGATTTGTAAAGTATACGCTGTCAATACCCTGGCTGGAAAGGAAGTTGTTGCTCTGCCAAAAGTCACTGCTAAAACATATACCGCTACAGAAGTTGGAGAAATGTTAGGAATATCCGCCAATAAAGTGGGCAAGATTGCAAAGCAGAATGGCTTGAAAGTAGAACAGTATGGAAGCTGGTATCACGACAAAAGTCGTTATTCAAGCAAAGAGGTTGAATCATTCAGATATAATGATAATGGCATAGAAGCTATTCGTATGGCTATAGTAAATTAATATTTTGTGAATAAAATAAGAGGGACATCTACCAATCAGGCAGGTGTCCCTCTTTCTATTAGAATAAACCTAAAGTTTTGGAATAAAGTTTTGCATTTTGTACAATCGCCTTGGTAACTTCACTGCGTACAACTTCTTTGCCATAGGAATCAAATACACGCTTTCCGTCAACATAGTTGTTTACATGAAGCTGTGGAGATACGGAAGCCCCAAAGGAAGTAGCAAAGTTGTTGGTTGCTTTCGCACCAGTAGAGCCTACATAGCCACCTGTAGCGAATTTAGGCACACTAACTCTCAATCGTTCATAAGAGCCACTGTTAATCCTGTCTAGCATGGTGCGACCATACTGTCTTACGGCAGAAGCCTTTATCACATATTCGCCATTAGACAACATTGCAGGTATACTGTCTGATGTGGCTGTACCAGCCCCAGAAATGTAACCGCCTGTTGCAAATCCACTTGAAGCTGAAAACGATAATGCGGTAACAGCCTGATGGATTAACTGCAACTGCAAGTAAATCATAGAGAGCAGTCTTTCCTTAGTATCACCACTAATAAGGTTTTTCAAGGAGAATAGACTACCTGCAAGCTGTCCCAGCGAACTTCCAAAGATATTCGTGATAAAGTTGGAAGTTGACGGAGCACCTGCCTGTGTAGCTGTTCCTCCACCAGTCTGCTGTACTGCCCCACCACTTGCCGTTGCGGAATTTGCTGTAGAAGCAGCATTGCTAGCAGTACCAGCAGTGGTTGTGGCTGTTCCCTCTGCCCCTTGTGCAGGAGCATTATTCATAGCTGATGTCAGATTCTCTGTAGCACTGGTATTGGCTTCCAATGCCGTTGTGGACTGTTCAGTTGCCATACTTGCCTGTTCGGTAGCAGTAGTGGTAGTTTCCAGTGCTGTAGCCAAGGTGGCTGTTTCAGCACCGCTGGTATAATCCGTTTCCTTATTACTAAAGCCCTCTTCTGGGAACCATGCATCCATCAGACCGCCTACAACCTTTTTAGCAAAGAACTGATTCATGGTCTTTAGGAAGCTGACAGCGAGATTTCTAAGCGCATCGCCTAAGCTCTCTGCCTGTTGTATGCCATCAGTAAGGAACTCCACAAGGCCATCTTCCAATGCTTGTTTAGCGGTCTGCCTTGTTTCTTCAAGCAGGGTTTTTACATGACCAAGTGCAGAAGCAAGTTCATAAGCCCGCTGGTTAGCAACCTGCAACTGTGAAAGTTCATTTATTTTGCCCTGGATATGAGCCTTTTCCTGCTCCAAGGCATACTTGGCTTTATCGTCAGTTGTCTTTTCAAGTTCAGCAATAACATCATTGAGCTTTTCTTGCCATTCTTTTAGCTCTATAGCGGTCTGCTTAATCTGCTCAGCGTAAGCATCGGCCTTAACACGCTGTTTGGCTTGTTCTATAGCCTGTTTTTCACGCTCTTTCTGCCCACTGGTCATCGTCCAGTCGGCATCCACCATGTTGCTCTCAAAGGAGAATCTTTCATCTATCTTTGAAAGCCACGAGCTAATCATATTGGTTAGTGACTTCTTGGTGTTTTCAATTTCGTCACGCACTTTCCAATACATTTCAAGGTTTCCTTGACTCTCGTATTCTCGCATGAGTGTTTCGAGTTCGTCAAGGTATTTTTTTACAGAGGAATTATCGCCTGTGAAATGGTCATAGTATTTATCTATGCCATCTTTTAGGCTGACAGCACCATTAACGATTTTATCCCCCATCAACTCACTGCTGGCTTCAAGGTCTTTCAGGGTGTATTTTAATTGCTTTTCTGCACCCTCAAAGCGAATACCTCGTTTTTCATTATCCCAGAGCACTTTTAACTGTGCCACTCGTTTTTCGCCAATCTCATTAGGGAATTGGGTATAGATCTCTGCGATTTGCTTTAGGTATTTTTCATCTAAGGCAGCTATTTTTTCCTCAGTTGCACTTCCATACAGTTCGGCAATTTTTATCCTATCCTGCATGGAATCTTCACGTACTTTTTCAATCTTTTTGTAATATTCGTATTGAATACCTGATGTTGCGGTGTAATCCTGCAATGTTGGAACATTATGCAGGTTTCCTGTTTGATGGCTGTTGACTGGGGGACCACCTATTCCGCCACCGCCAAAGGACAAATCCCAATGATTGCCCTCGTTACCCGCTGCAATGCCAGCGGAATCAAGAAGTTTTGCCAACAGTTCACGATCTCTTTCAGGTACGGAAATATCAAGTTTCCACCCCATGCCGTGACTATATTCGCCACCTGCATGACCATCTTCACTGCCACCTGTAATGACGAGTCGTTCTCCAGTTTTATCAAAGTAATCCTTGGCGACTTGATTAAAACTGCTGTAAACAATATCTCTTATTCCGTCAAGTTTTGTTACGCCACCAACAGAATGATATTCACCTATGTAACGCCTGTCAAATTTGCTTCCTTTTAGCATATTATCGCCTGTGGCAAAAAAACCATAAGTAGAAGAAGCTGATGGCTTAGGAAGATACCTCGTATCAGGAATATATGACATTGAATCATAATATCCGTGAAAATTCTTTACATACGCTTGTGTTTCAGGGTATGGTGGAATACCCCCATAATACTTTACGGCATCGGGACCAGCATTATATGAAGCAAGGGCACGGTCAAGCATATCAGTAAGGCCATCAAAAAGCTGTAGCATCTTAGCGAGGTATGCTGCACTACCGTTTATATTTTCTCGCCAATCATAGGGATTAACCCCTAATCCAGCTGCGGTTTCTGGCATTAATTGGCCTAATCCGACAGCTCCTGCTGGACTTTCAGCATTTCTCTTGCCACCACTCTCTTGCTGAATAAGAGCAACTAACGCTCTTGCATCTACACCCTCTCGTATAGCTGCATCCATAACCTGCTTTATGGTTTCGCCTGGATTATCCCAGCCATGTTCCTCGGCAAATTTAACCAATTCTGGCTCTATTGCTGATAGAGTTTTTGCCCTAACTACATCAGATTCAGATTGTTGTGGGTTATTCTTGGCAAAATCTTGTCGAACTATCTCTTTTAGGTCTTTCAACCCCGTGATACTCTCTGCGGCCAGCTCTAAGGCACGTGTCTGTTTAGCCATCTCAGCGTTTATCTGTTCCAGCTTGGTGTCACGTTCTTCCAGCTTATCTTCTGGCCACTCAATGCTGAGTATGGCATCCTTTTTTTGTTGCAAAGCATTAAGATTTGCCTCTGCAACTACCTTGTCATTATTGGCTTTTTCAGCATAATAGGCATCGATGGACATCTTGCTTTGCTTATTAAGAAGCTCTACCTTTTCCATATGCTCTTTTTGCTGCTGGAGCTGGTCTTTCAAGGCATTGTCGATACGCTTCAATATTTGGTTTAGGGACTTCTGTAAAGCCTGTAACCGCTGTTTCTCTGCCTTATCGTCCGTTTTGTTGGTTTGGCGAGCACGAGCGTCCCTTAAAGCCTGTGGGTCTGTATGCTTGTCCTGCCCATAGTTTTCTTTTCTTCGTTTGTCCAGTTCTTCAAGCTGTTGCCTATAAGAATCGTCTGCTCCTGAACCTAGTATGCCGTCAACTTTGCTACTTAGACTCGCAAAAAGTCCATCAAGTGCACCGCTATATACAGCAATGCCACCAGCGATTGTCGCAGCTATACCGACAAGTCCTGATTTCAGTATGGTTTGCACTGCCAATGTTGCTAGTTCTAGTTTTAGCTGGCTTTGTTTTAAGAGATTGATAGCTTTTTGAAGAGTTCTGATTGTTACGAGGACACTTCTTACTAACCCTGTAACAAGAAGAATACTCTTAACTACTGCTCTATAAAAGACATAGGCTTCGACAATATCATGCACCAAGTCTAGTATATCCTGATTCTTACCAGCTATTTTGCCTGTGTAATCAAACACACTCAAAATGTTATCTAGTATATCAGTAATAACAGACAACCCATCGGTAAGTCCGTCTACAGCAGAAGAAATAACGGGAGTCCAATCCACCAAGGCATCACTTATATCCAACACAAGGTCACGAAAATCCGCAGCCAAGGAGCATATATTGTCCCATGAATCTAGGGCTTCTTCTGACGGATACCACTTGCCTGTATCTTCATCGAAACCACCCCATATATCCATTACTTCCAACAGGTCAAGTTTCAATTCCTTGATAGTGTCGGTTATTTCTGGATTAATGGTGAATGTTCCTGCCTTAGTATCTATGTCCGCAAAAAGTGAGGATATTCCGTCCAAGGCTGATTTAATCTCCACCTCAAAGGTAGATGTAAATTCCGCACTAGCTCTAACAAAAGCCTGTTTGAGAAGTTCCATCTTACCTGTGATGGTTTCGGTGTACATACCGGCGCCCTCGGAAAAGCCCTCCATTTTCTCCATCAAGGATTTAAAGAGTCCATCAGCGGAGCTTTTCATTGCCTTAATGTCAGAATCACGCAGTCCTAATGCTGTAGCAATGGTACTTGAAGCTGGCTGAATACCACCTTGCACCAGGTCACGCAATTCCTGTATGAACTGTGTTGGTGGCAACATCATAGCCTTGGCAGCATTAACACCTGTGGTGGTGAACTTTATAAGCTCATCAGTGGTCATACCTGCACCCAGTCCAGGGCCAGCCAAACCTTGGAATGTGGTAAGCAAATCTTTAGGAGTTGCTGCGGTAACTGCTGCTACCTGCTGGAGCTTGTCAACAACCTCATTAGCAATACCTAACCCTTGCTCAAAGGTAGTTTTCGTGCCGTTTATCTGTGTCATAGAGGCATAGATACTGGCAATACCAATACGAGCGTTTTCAATCTGTTTTTGATATTCAAGGCCACTGCCAATGATGGCATCAAATGAACCCTGAATAGTGTTCATAACACCTTTTATGCCATAGAAAGCAGCACTAACTAATGCAAGCTGATGAATAAGGTTGTTTACCCCCGATGCTCTCACGCTCACAGTATGTGCCTTATCAACATACTGTATCACTCGCTCTAGCTTGCTTAACTGCGTTTGTGCCTGTCCAGTGTTAGCCTTTACCTTTATATTAGGTGTATTAGCCCTTAATGCTTTTATCTGCTCGCTGACAGCAGTAATCTTTTGTCTTGCTTCGGCTGTATCTACTTTCAGCTGGGCGGATTTCTTTTGATTAGTGGCACGCACAAGATCATTACTAGCCTTTTCCTCTGCCTTGACTGCACTCTCAACAGCTTTCTGCGCTGCTTTCATTCTAGCCTCGGCATTAGATACAGCCTGTTTAGCCCCTTGCAGTTCTTCTTTACTAGCCGTTCCCTGCACACTGCCAGCATTGGACAAATTGTTTTGTGCCCTTGCTGAATTTGCTTTTTGCTGAGTGCTTTCCAGCCTTTTCTTGGCTTCCGCTAGCTCTTTCTCGGCCTGAATCAACAAATCCTTTTGCTCTTTGACATTCTGCTTGGCATTGATAAGCACATCACTGGCTTTTTTAGCACTGGCTTCTGCCTGTTTCAGTGCCTTATCAGCCACGGCTGTAGAATTATTGGCGGTATTTACCCGTAAGTCAGCTAATTCCTTTTTAAGCCCTGCTAATTTCTTTTGTAAATCTGATGTATCGCCTGTGATGGCAACACTAATATCAGTATCTTGACTCATTCGTGTGTCACGCCCTCTCTAAGAAGTGCAAGCGAACTCTGCAATTGCTTATACCCCCCAAAAGCACCGCCAATACCTGCAACAATTCCGTCAATAAAATCTGCTTGTTCACGCATTTCATCAGAAACCACCTTTTCGTAGAAAAGACGGACTTCTGAAACGCTATAATCATAGAGTATTTGTTCTTTAGTATGTCCGTGCGAGATTAGTTTTTGTATAACCTCGTAGGGACTTACTTCTCTTTCTTCTTTGGTGCTGGAAACAGTTTTGCTATCTTTCCCAGCTTCTGGGAGAAAAAACTTTTGTTTACCTTGAACACAGCCATACCGACTGTAATAACCTCGTCAATATCAAGTTCCTTAACATATGGAGTATCTTTGCCAATAGAACCTGCAATAAGCTCTGCCAGTGCATTAGAGAACTCCTCTCCATCGTCAACGCTGGCTATAAAGTCGAGGATAGCGTAAACCTGCTGAATTTCACTCATGTTGGTAAAGCTGGTCAAGGTGCTTACCTTTTCGGCATTGTCGATAACAGTCTGCATAACAATCTTGAACGGCTTGGCCATCTTAAAGGTCTGAACCCAATTGTAAGGCTTTACCTTTAAAACCTCGCCACAGACAGTTACTTCTTCACCTGCAAGCAATACTTCTACTTCTTTTTCATTTGACATAAAAAATCCCCCTTAATTTGCCCAATATTATTTTCATTGCTATAATGTATTTACATCATATTTCATCATTTTTTTGCTCCTTTGATAGAGGTCAAAAGCCACAAAAAGCACTGCTAAAACACAATTGTGTAATAGCAGTGCTTTTTGTTTTATCCTAAACTATCTGCCAGGGGGCAAGCAGTTAGTTAGCCTTAACCTTTGCCATAGTGTACAGTGGCTCTGTTGGGTGATTTGCTCTGTCGGAGAGCAGGGTGCACTCCAACTGGAAAGAAGCAAAATCCGTACCAATAAGGCCGACATCACCATTAGGCTTAATAGCTGCCTTCCAAATTTCCATATTGTAGCATGGGCCAATGTTAGGGTCACCGATGAACAGCAAACCACGCTCAATCTTACCAATAGTACCACCCATAATCTTAGGTGCTTTCATAGCAGGAACATTGAAAGCCACCAAAACCTCGGTATCATCGTCGATTTTTGCAGTGGCAGGAATATTGATAATACCACCACGAATATCAACTTCGTTTACGACATAATCAACACCCTCTACCAGCTTACCGCCAGCAGCCTTAACATCAATACTGTAGATTTCACCAACAACAAAGCTATCAGTAGAGCCAAGAGTCAATGCTACAGTAACACCGTCGTCCAAAGTCTGTGCAGTACCGGTTGCTGTAAGTTTCTGCGCTGCAGCAAAAGCAATTGCAGAGCTACTGCCCTTGCCCCACGCAAACTCACAGTCTGTAACAGTACCTGCAACGGTATTAGCCTTATCAATGCGAATGTAGTAGGTAGTGTCCTTGATACCGGTATATGTACCACCACTGGTCACAGTACCAGTAGAACCATTCGCAGAAGTCATCTGAGCTGCTTCCACCTTTGCCTGTTTAGCAGAAACCCGATTAATAACAATGTCAGAAACATTCATGTATGGATTTCCGTCATCATCCATGAGGCGGATATTCATATTAGGAGAGATTTTGTACTGCTTGGTCTTATTACCAGCAACCTGCTCCACAACGCCATCCTTGCCGTACAGACCGATTGCAAGATTGACAGGGTCAAACTCATAAAGTTCCAAAGTGAGCTTCTGGGTGGTTTCCGTATTAATAGAGGCCATAACCTCGCGAGCCTGATCCATAGAGGATTTGTGCTCGATAGAAGTAATATCGGTGCTCAGGGTAGCAGAACCAACATCACCAATCATGGTAAGGTCGTCACGCTGTGGAATACCATCAACCCATGGATAGGTATACCATTTACCAGCACCAACATACAAGTCGTTAGAATTAGAACCTGACTTATTTGCCATTATATGCTTTCCTCCATTCAATAGATAATACTATTCGTGAAATCGACACAGGTCTATAAATATCTCCATCTGATACTATTTCCTCAATAGTAACATTTGGAGCTATTCCTGTGTCCTCTCTAGCCACAGGTGGCCACTTAGGCAGACAATCAAAGATTTTGCTTTGCAGTTCGTCCTGCATAACATATGCCTGTTCTGGCTCGTCATCGTCTGCTTCCACACACACATCTACCCATAGGCTGACTTCGCCTACAGTCGGTAAAGAATTGGAAACATTAGACTCTGACTCCCATGTGACTTCTATGCAGGGATAATCCCTGCCTTTTCCTTTAGTGCCAACATAAACATCTACACCATCAAACAGCGGTATGGGATTGCCCATGCCGTCTTTTTTATCACTAAGTTGATTGTTTAGATAATTGGCTAGGCTTTTAGCCAAAGGATACCAATAAGATAATCTGCCCATGATTTACCCCCTTAGAATAGGCACAGCAAAGGGTGCAGTCATCTTAATGCTTGACTGACCGTTGCTAAAGGTGTCTGCACTCAACTGTGCTTCAATTTGTTTTAACTCCTCGGCAAATACCCTGCGTTTTAATTCATAGGCATCTGCACCGTCCTGACTTCCATCAGAAGCCATTCGAGAGTTTTCTAAGGCGGTCATCATAAGGGCATAAACCATTGCAAGCCGTGCAATCTTGAACGGCACAGGGTCTGCGATTTCCTCCTTTTGAACACCAAAGTTTAAAGCCATATCTTCGATGTATAGGGATGACTTGATAAGTATACGGTCAGTGATTTTCTTAGCAAGCAGTGCATCAACCACATCATCAGGATTAAAATAAATTCGCTTTCCCTCAATTTCAATCATAAAATTCACCGTCCTCTCCGACTTGCAATGCGTTTTGCTCGTGCTAACTGTCTGCTTCTCGTGCTTCGGCTTCCTCGTATAAGCATGTTCAGATGTCTACGGAAAATATCATCAACATTAGGCTGGACAGCTTCTGCTGCCTCTCGCAGGAATGGGTCTGCTTTCTGCCCTGGGTGATAAACGGAGTCTAATAGAACCCGCCTACCTATTCTCTCCCAAAAGAAATACAAAGCCCTTGCTCTTCGTGGGAAAATAAAATGTGGTTTAGCACCCTCATGGACGATATTAGAATAACGAGCAATACGCCTGTCCAGCCGAACAGTAGCTTTTCCTGTATCGCTATTCATTCTTACCGAACTGATTACAGATTTTTCAAGTTTACCACTTCTTGATTTAAAGCGGTGGTGCTTTTTTGCATAGTCACGCACCATATCAGCTGACTCTTGCAAGGCAAGGCGCATTGCAGCATTACTCCTAGGCCCCAAGTTAGCTAATCGTTCCTCTAGTGCCTCTGAACGGATTCTAACCTTAATACTCCTTGCCATGCATTAATCACTCCTTTGTGGTGCTAGTGTCAGCCTTTGCAGCCTTGGTAGCAGTTTTCTTCTTCTGAGTAAAGCCCTTTGCTTTGTAATCAGCAACATCTGCCTCATTTACGAGGTATGCTTCGCTGTCAGGGCTGTACATGGTAACAGTTTTCAAAACCATCTGTCATGCCCCCTCTTAGCCCAGCAATACGCAAGCCAGCTCAGGGGTAAGAGTCTTGAAACCGAACAAGCCATCAATTGAGATAATATCCTGCTTCTTGTCGATGTTGTAGCCGTAAGTTACACGCAGTCCCAAGCCGCTGTAGCTGGTAGTTGCACTGTTATTAGAACCCATAGGCTTATCCAGTGGTACAGAAACCAGGGAGAAAGCGTTCTTATGGAAAGCAATATTGGCAGCATGGTTGCCGATAACAGTTACTGCTGCATCCTGCTTAATACCATCAGCAACAGCAGGGTAAATCTTCAATACGGCATTATTGCCAGCCGCAGTGGCATCCTCGGTAACAACAAAAGTCTGGGTAGTGCCCGCAATCTTCAGCAAAGTACCTTTCTTTACAGTACCGGTAAGAGTGGTGTCGGTAATAGTCATGGTTTCCGCACCCTTATCTACAGCCTGTGCAACCTTTGGCGCAGCACCAACAAAATTGTCATTTGCTACAGACACAATATTCTGATCCATGTAGCAATCAAAGCCGAACTTTTTACCGAGAATAGCATTAACAAGTGCATCGGAAGTACCAGAAGCATCAACACGATTGAAAGTGTCAAGCTCCAACAGCTTGGCATCTGCTGCGGTGTCCAAAACCAGATTACGACCAGCCATAGGAACCTTATTATCATTCATAATCTTACGAACAGAAGTAATGCTTGCCACGGAATCAGGGGCAGTACCAGCAGTACCAGTAAAGTAAGGAACATCAAGTGCCAGCTGTGCCAGACGGGAATCAATATCCTGTGCAAATGCTGCCATAGCAGGAATAACATAACGCTCGGAGAACCGCTCAATAGACAAAGTCAAATCCTTGGAATCAATAGGGAAAGAAACATCAAGCAGCTTGTCCATCTTTACAGATACACCGCTCTCATTAATGTTCTGCAGGTTGATTTCGTCCTTGAACTCATCAACACGGAAAGTCACAGGCTTGCGAACAGTGATGGTATCGCCTACCTTAGCCTTGAACTCGGTAGAGTAGCTTCTGTTCACCAGGTTACCCATTACAAGGTTATTTTCCAACTGCATGAGTGCTTCCTGCGCAATAATCGCAGGAGTTAAAAAAGAATTAGCCATGAAATAATCATTCCTTTCGTTTTACAATATAATCAGCCGAAATCGGCATATTAACGGATTTTGCCCTCTTTGCGGAGCTTGCGGTACTCCTCTGGGGACATCTTCTCAAAATCAATCTTATCAACGGTCTGACCGCCATAGGAACCACCAGCACCAGGAATCTGATGATTTACTCTGTACTCTGGGTACTTTTCAAGGAAAGACTTAACTCCCTCGTCAACAGTAACCTCGGAGCCGTCATCAGCCATAAAGGACAGGGTATCATCATCATTTACCTTTACTCTGTCACGGAGAAGTCCAGAAGTGATAGCTGGATTTACTGCCTTGTTGGCCTCCAATGCATTGCGAATGTGCATATCCCTAATCATGGACTGCCGTTTGGCTTTTTCAGCCTTTGCCAGCGCAGAAGTTTCCCTACCCTTATCCTCAGAGGCTTTGAGAGCACGTGTAAGCTCGTTAATCTTACTCTGTAGGGTAATCTTATCAGCATTAGCCTCCTTGCCCTTGTTAGCCTTGATAGCTTCAAGTGCTGCATCAAGGTCGGTAACATCAGTGCTCAGGCCGATAAAGTCAGCCAGCTTGTTGTAATTTTCGCCAATAGTGGTGCTATTGGTTTTCAGCTCACCGATTTCCTTGGTAAGCTCCTCCAGCTTGTGAGCATTATCATTGGAATCCTTTAGAATGGCATTAAGACCGCTTACGAACTCTTTGCCATCTTCCAATGTGCCAAGTGCTGCAATAATCTCTTCTTTTGTTTTTGGCATATTATTTCCCCCTAATTAAAATCTTTAAGTTCAAATCTTGTCTTTGGCTTGCTGAAACCATTCCAACCTCGCAGATACTTCTGCCAATCACCGCCTATTGAAACATCAACAGCCCCCGCAATGCCGAACAGGTCTTGCAGGTGGCGTTCAGACAGTCCGTTGAAATACTTCTTGGCCATATTTATATCAACCCTGTGCTTACCTTTCATAGAACCTCGGTACACAGGACTAATGGTACACATACAGTGCGGATGCCTTGGTATGGACGGCATAAGGTTTTTGGGGTAAATCCCCCTGCCATAACCTATGTTGATGTTGGCACACACATCGCACTGGTCAAATATGTTGTGTCTTGGTGATAAGCTCCATTGGTAAGCTACCACATCAGGATTGCCTTGATGTTGGGCAATAAAGGATTCAAAGTACAGTTTGCTTGCTTCTGTACGAGCTATTCTCTCTGCCCTGTATGCTGCCTTGCCCTTAAAAGCAATTTGCAATGTGTTAGGCAGTGCATATTCCCATACTTGGCTTGCTGTGTATTTTAGGTTCTTCATTGCCAGTATTCGTGCTCTGACACTATCTCCATTGAGTGCTCTAATCAGCCTTTCAGTTTGCTGATACAAATCCTTAGAAACATTCCTATTGGCATGGGTAGCTAATCCCGCTACAGTACGCAGTGCCCTGCACTGGTCTTTCACCTTGCGAATGTCCACATCGGTCTGTAATACCAGCTTCTCAATATTCTTGATTTTCATATCAATTTGATTGAGATTACCTACCGTAGCCATAGTAGAACGCCTTATTTCATAAATGGTATCGTTGGACAGACGTCTGATACGCTTTTTTAAGCTAACGCCATCATCTGTCCACGACTCATTCATAGCCCTGCTAACGATTCGCTGCATTTGGCCTTTGGACAATGTTTTGCCATTTACAGCCTCAACAACTGTTGTCAAAACATCTTCTATCAGCTCTTTCAATCTGTCATTAACAAAACCTTTTCGAGAAGTAACAATTTCTACCGCCTGTGGAATATCATACCCCTGCTTCATGGTGTTAAAAACATCATCGATAGCGTTCTGCATATAGTTTTTGTACTGCTCTGTAAAATCATTAACGGCACTGCGAATCCTAGCTCTATACCAATCTTCTTTCGCCAGTTTTTGCTTCTTTACTGTCATTTCAACCTATCTTTCCTTGTCTGTAATTTGAGTTGCTCCTGCCCCTCCAAATACTTTGCTATTTTATCTCGCACAGAATAGCCCTTATCGGCAGTTTTGGGGGTAGCTGGGTTGTAAGTACCCTCCCTTGCTAATCCCTCAATCTGTGCGTAAAGTTCATCGTCAGAAGAAGTGCGTATCTGCTCGACAACCTTGTCATACTCCTTATCTGGAATGTTAGACAAAAATGCCTCTGTAGCCTTAATCTTGACCTGCTTATCAAATTCAGAACCAACATTAAGGGAAAGAGCTGCTGCAACCTTATCAAGTTCTCCCGACACATCTACAATGCCAAAATCTCTAGGATAAATAACTTTGTACTCCAAGTCTGTGTCCTCCCCCATATAGGCAAGGAAGCACTTAACAATTTCTCGCTCGGCAATTTCACAGTTCTCCGCCATATCTGCCAAAGCCTGATTGGTCTGCTCAAAGTCCCACTGTCTTGCCACACCTGATGTTCTCTGTTGAACGGAAGCCACGCCTGTGAGGTTCGCCTGTCGGTATATATCCTCTACAAGACGGTTTATTTCAGCTTGCAATAGATTTGCCTGGTCAGCTGATGGTGAGATAAAGAATGGGGCTTTGCTCGAATTGCCATCGTACACAAGCATATTATCACTACCAAGCCTGATACCCTGTTTCAAGGTATCAATGCTGACTTCATCTGTAATTGGAAAACACAAAATAGAAAATGCTTGATTTCGCAAAAGCTCTCTAAGCTCGGAACAGATATTGTAAATAGCAAGGTTGGTTCTCGCTATAGACATCATTGGGGACAACGGCATAAAATCGCCTGTGTCGGCATCAGTACCATAAAGAGTAACCATAGGGATAAAACCCAGCTGGTTGGCAGACTCCTCTACTTTCCCATCATGATAGGTGACTTTCCATTTGTCACGCCACCATTCCCATACGTTTTCATCTGTATTGAGGTTTGCCCCACCCATAATCTTGGTACAGGTTTCATGTGTTCTGTACTTGATATATAACAGCTTGCCATGCTCATCACTCTTATACTCCATAACCTGCTCTGGTTTTACGAAGTATAAGTAAGGATATTTCCTTTCATCAAGTGCCGACAAGGCATTAGATGACACCTCACGGCTGTTATCTACCATGATAAAGACAGAGCCGTAAAGTCTAGCATATCTAGCAGCGTTCTTCATAAAACGATTCATGGTAGAACCTAGCCTGTCCACATCATGCATGAATGGTGGCAAGAACTGTGCTTTGCCCTTTGACCAATCCCTAGCAATCATTTTGCGAAAAATAGGATTAGTTAAGGAGTCAACCACAGGCTTTACAAAATTGCTGTAGTAGCTAAGTTCCTGTCGATAAGCAATCTTGGCATCGTCCTCACGTGGATGCCTCAAAAGGTAGGTGCCATCAAGAAAGCCACCACCGCCTGTATAGGCATCGTCCAGAAAGGTATAACCTCTCATAGAATATTGTATTGGCACTAAATATCACCACCTTTAGAACAATGTATGTTTAGCAGAATGAATATCAATAGGCTCACGCATCAAGGATTCCGTGGCATAACGTAGGGAATCTATGCAGTTATGAACTATCAATCCACCATTGACTGCAAAGTTATGTACACTTGGAACTTCTAGGTTGTATACATCGTCAACCCCTACTGCTTTGACTCTTTTTATCTTGACGTAGTTGTGGCAATCTTGGAGAGAATTTGTTCGCACAACTTCCTGAACAAAATCGTGTTTTGCTGTATTTATTGACGATAAATTTTTGTCCGCAATATTCACATTTTCGTTCTTCATTGTCCACCCCCGTTTTTCTTCGCCACGCAGCTTTGCAGCTATTTGAGCAAAAATGATTTGAGTGTTTTCTGGTACTAAAAAAAGGCTTGCCACAATTTGTGCACAAAACCTCTACCTTGCAGTGTAAATTCTCTTTCATTTGCTCATAATGTAACATATGCCATGCTTTGCCAGCCTTGCTACCATGCCATTTATTAGCATATTCTCTAGCATGATTCATTCGCTGTACAAGTTCATCGTAATGTTCACGTACCATCTTTGCATTATGCAATTTTCTATGCTCGCACCCATCTAGCATTTTTAAGTTTTTTATATCATTATTGGATTTATCACCATCAATATGATGTATTTCATACCCTTTAGGGATTTCACCATAAAAATACTGCCAAACATAACGATGCATACGAATCATTAATGTAGAATTAAGATAATATCCAGTTACTTTGTCACGAGTAAACTTTAGTCCATCAAAATATAAAAACTTTTCATTCATTTCATACATTCCCTATATCTAATATTTCATCATCAGATGTCAAATTACCAGCACACTTCCAGCCGTTTTTCGTAAAAATTGGGTGTTCGTATGTTGCTTTTATGGTACGTCCATCTTCTAATTCAATTTGTATGATTGCAGCATTTCTTTGTGTCATTCTGCAATCACAGAAATCCGCTATCACTGTTTGATGTAAATTTGTATCATAAGCAAACAGTTTCCCAGTTTTGCCTACCAAATCCTTAATAGGAACTCCACCATTGGTAGTTTGGACTATTGTATCGCCTGTCAGGCAATGGTTGTTCTTATCAGGGTAACTGCTGATGAACTGACCATTTTTGTTCTTATCGTATTCATAGCTTACTAATTCTCTGTATGTGTTAGGACACCTATTCTTGTCGACCACTATCTTTTGTAGATTCTGTAGCCAGCGGATTCCGTGGTCGATGGAATCTGGGCCTTTTCGTGCTGCTACAACACGCAGTCCCAAATCACGCATTTCTGCGATGGTTCGTGGTTCTGCACTATCTGCTACTACTCGTCTGTTCTCACAGATTTTCTTCATAGCTTCAACAGCTCGTTTGTTTTTCATTCCCACCTCATATATTTCAGCAAAAATATAGAGGATTTCACGCTTCTTGTCATAGTAAGAAGCAGTAAAAGCAAGAGGATCAATGGCGACTCGCATACCCTCGGTTTCCCGATATTTATTAGGGGGATAGACTATCTCTTTACCTCAAAAGAGGTATTCAGTGCTTCCCATGTAGGAGTTTCACCTACACAGTACGAGCAAAAGCTCTAGTCGTTACACCTTCCAATTACATATTGGCTCGGCACGATATTGCCATGTATCAATCAACATATTCCCATAGAAAACCGCCTGTGCTTTTTCGTTTTCCTCTGCACACTCTTGATATGTGAGTGTTTTTTAGGTTGTACTTATCTGCTGCTTCTTTTATAGAAGAAAACACTTCGTTAGTTGTAATATTACGAACTTTTCTTCGTATTTTCTCTAATGAAGCAAGGCTAGCTTTTCTTGCATTTTCTTTATAGACAGGGTTATTTTTTCGTTCTTTTTCCCATTTAGCAATTTGTTCCGTGGAATGGTGCTTTCCCCAAAAAGGATTTTTATCACCAATATAGTTTTTACGTTTCCACTCACTCATTAATTTTTTACTGGAATCCCTATGCTTAAACCCCTCTGATGTTTTTCCTCCCAGGCATTGATTGTAGCCGTTCGGAATTAAAGAATTGTAATACTTTATCCAATATCTTTCTTTTTCGTATAATTCTTCAATAGAAAATGCATGGTCTATAACTTCAACATCAAAATTGTTTTTTCCGTACAGCGATATTGCTTTATCCACGAGCATTTTATCGCTGTTGTAATGCTTTCGCATACGTTCTTTTAACATTTTAGATGTTTGTCCGATATAGCATTTACCATTAACTTTATTTGTCAACTTATATACCAGCAAAATAATCACCCCTTAAATGGCGATTATAGGAATATGTTTTTTGATATTTAGGTGTCTATCGTTAGCACTGCATTAAGCAGCACACCCTGCATTTACAGGTTCTCTGAATTTAATCGATGGTATCGCTACCAAAGTGACCCATTTTGTTAAGCCAAAATCTAATCCATACAAAAGTTTGTCGAATGTACGAATCTGTTCGTCTGTGATTTCCTCGCATACTACATTTTCAAATACTGCACCACCTGTACCTGTAACCTCTCCCAAGTATTCATGTCGGTACAGCATTTCATTTCTCTGCTTTAGGCGTTCTGCTGCATTGAAGAACTCCTCGCCGAGCCACGATTTAGGGACATTTAAATAGGTGGTGCTGTGGACTAATTTATCGGGTTCTTCGATTAATCTTTCCGTATTTACCCAATTATCCATTGTTTTAGGAGGATTGTAGGTCAAAAACTCCCAAAATTTATCGCCACCACGCAGTAACGACTGGTTAAGACTTCGTATTTCCTCTGCACTGCTGAAAGAATCCAGCTCCTCCATCCACACTATTCCAACATATCCAAAGGGCAGTTTTAGAGATTTTATCTTCTGTGGGTCATCAACACCTAAAAAAAGTATCTTCTGACCTGTTCTTTTGAATGTTATCTCTGGCGGGGCAGTCAAATATCGAAATTTGTCAGTAAGCCCCAGCTTGTCTATAGCCCATTGCATTTGTCCATATACCGAACCTTTTAGTGTATTGGCATATTTTCTAAGTACAACAGCGTGACAATCTGGATTACGGAGCAATATCTGCGGTATCTCCAAACTTACAAACGAAGATTTTGTACTTCCTCTACCGCCTGGTAGCCAAAAATAGGTGTAATCATGCCTTTTTATAGCATTATGCACACCCCAAAAATGTTTTGCTATCAGCTTAGATAGCTTTGGTCGTGCCATATTATCCCCCTCTCTACTTCAAGAGTGGAATATCATCGACTATATCCTCATTTTCAAGCGGTATATCATCGACAATCTCAACAGTATCACCATTGTTAGCATTGGTAAGGTTGTCAATCTCCGCCTGTAACTTCTGATTACGGAGTCTGCCCTCAATAACTTCGCCTCGTGAAATGCGTTCTGTCTTAACTCCCAGGTCAAGCAGTTTTATCACATCGTTTATGGTAAGCATTTCATCAGGGGTGTTAAGGAGCTTCTTCATCGCCTTTACTATAAGGCTGTTGCCTACCTTGGCATGAGTAGCGTACATCTTGTCCAATTCTTCCTCATACCTAGTCCTGCGGCTCTTTTCAAGAAAAAGGTCGTATGCCCTAACTCTGTCATACCAATCGTATTTATTGGCATATACGCTCAAAGTGCTAGGTTTTACTCCAGCCTGTTCGGCAGTCTTTCTCAACGAACGCCTTTCGCCCGTCAGGCTCGAACTATCCCTGTATATACAGAAATACTTATATGCGGAATCTGTTTCTTTTAAATCGAATCTTCTATCCCACTCTTGGCAATCATCTAGGAATTTATCCATGAAATCATCAGGCTTCTTCCCTTTCTTGCCAGCCATCATTCCACCCCCTTTCCTATTTTGACCAATCAGAGGACTCGAACCTCTATCTTTCATTGCTGAATGTTCTTCGTTGAACTATCTCGGTATAGTGAAAAGGGACCGCCACATACACAGCAGTCCCTAAAAAAGGAATAAATAGGAGAAATATTATGATGTTTTATGTCACAAAGAGTCCAAAACTATTGAGCTATAGCTTGCATGGACTGCTTTGTTATAAATTATTTGTTTGCACAGAAAACCCCAGCGGTATTACGCTTGAATCAGAGGCTCGCTAGGGGATTGTCTTTTCAATCTATCATTACATCTGGGTGTTCCTGCTGGTACATTGCCTGTATCTCGGAATAGGAATACTCCTGACCATCTCTTTTACAGGTAATAGTTCCAGTAGGAGCAATTTCAGCGTATCGCTTTACAATGGCATCGCAATATTTTGGGTCAAGCTCTGTAGAGCGACATTTCCTACCTGTCATCTCACAGGCAATAAGTGTGCTACCACTGCCACCAAATAAGTCAAGTACAACATCACCAGCCTCAGAGCTGTTCAAAATAGCCTTGGCAGGTATTTCCACTGGTTTCTGCGTAGGGTGGATTGGGTGTGATTCCTTAGCAAATTCCCAAACAGTACCATTAGCAGGTTCATTATAGAGGAATACGCTTTTGTTTTCATCAAGGCGAATGTACCTCATTTTCTTGCCTTTGACAGTCTTGTCGGAGATAGCTATCTTGTGTCCCTCTCCATCAGTAAGCACTACACCGCCTTTTACTGTGGTGGCCATATCCTTACCGGTACGGACTGTCGCTGTCCATGCCGTAACATTGGAGCGGTCACCAAAGAATTTTGCGTGTTGCCCCGCTTTCTCTGAATAAAGACATGGTTCGTGAATCCAATGATAATCGTTATGGGCAAGCACAAAGTTATTCTTTACCCAAATTATCTGCTGCTTAGGGATAAGTCCTACAGCCGTCATAGAATCTTCAAACTCTCTCCTGGAAGCAAAGGCATACCAAACGTAGAAAGCAGCATCCGACTTGGTGTACCGCATATAATTCTTAAATGCTGGCACTAAAAGCCCCATCAAGGCATCATCTGTCTTATCGTCATTCTTTATCATGCCGAATTTATTCTCGCCACGACCGCTTCCGACAAAACTAACACCATATGGCGGGTCGGTATGTACAAGTTGTGCCATATCGCCATTCATCAGCCTATCTATATCCTCTGTGCTTGTTGCAGAGCCACACAAAAGTCTATGGTCACCCAAATGCCATAAATCATTAGGCTTGGTAAATGGTGGGATCTCTTCATCGGTGTCAGATTCGGAATCCGCACCATCATCTTCAACCTCATCATCACCATTCTCAATTTCATTAAGAATATCAGCTAAATCCTCTGTGGTAAAACCTGTGAGTTCTACAGGCATTTCGCCAAAGTCAGTATCCTTAATCATATCCATGAGCTTGTCATTATCAATATCTGAAAGCTCTGCTATACGATTATCAGCCAGCAAGTCAGCGTTTTCCTCTGCCGCAGTAGCATAATCTTGATACTCTACAGGTACTTCTTTTAGGCCAGCTGATATTGCTGCCTGTCTGCGACCATGCCCCTTTACTATATACCCGCTTCTTTTACTGACAGTAATAGGTGCCCGCCAGCCGTTTGATTTGATGATTGTTGCCAGTAGCCCTATCTGCTTGGCATTGTGCTGATTAGGATTTTTAGGATTAGGCTTCAAATCCTTAATCTTTAAAATCTCATCATGCCCACAGAATACTGGTACACCATCAGCTGTAACCACTCTTGGTTTAGCCTCTGTTTTATACATTTTTATTGCCCCCAATAAAAAAAGACCACTTGCCCTTTAGCAAACAGTCTGCAAATATCCATATATTTTATTATCCATTATATCACATTATAGCGGATATATGTGCGTTTTGTCAACTACAAAAACCCTTGCAAATCATTTCAGACGGGCTTTGTATTGCTCGGTAAACTCCTGGATATTTTTTTCAGAAAACGCCGTCCTCCCTGCCTTTAGGCATGGGGAGTGTCAACTGCCAGTCTCTGTAGCTTGTCCTGTTACCGAGGTTTCCTCGGATACTCCTGTTTCTTTCCTGCAAGTAGTGCAAAAATCAACTTTTCCATTGCTTTTCATTGTACCCCCCAATAGTCTATTAAAATCTTGAAGAAATGTACGATTTGGTAATTTAGAATCTTGAAGAAAATGCATTTTGTAGTTACTACTTTTAAAAAAATACAAATAAAACTACATTTTTATTGTCTTGCTGGTCAAATTGGTATATAATATGATACAAATAAAAAGCACCGCCCCCAATGGTTGAAATTAGGTAGCCGTGCTTTTTCCATCGTTAGGTCCTTAACACGTAATACAACGCTTTTAAGTTCCGTCTGTAGCTTTATTATAACAAAAATGTTTCTAATATGCAAATATTTTGTAGACCTATGGAGAGTGTGGTCAGTTGTCAAAGATTTGTTGACAACTGACCAGCATTTTGAAGCATTGAAGTGTTATTGAAGTAATTCAATGTGAAATACCGAAAGGAGCAAATGTTATGAAGTTAATTAAAAAAGATGGAATCGTTTATGCAGACAGCCGTGAAGTAGCAGAGTTGATTGATAAGACTCATGCACATTTATGCCGTGATATTGATAGCTATGTCAATATCCTATATCAAAATCCAAAATTGGATTCTGATAATTTCTTTATAGAATCAAGCTATACAGCTGGCACTGGCAAAGCCTATAAGTGCTACCTCTTAACCAAGAAAGGGTGTGATATGGTAGCCAACAAAATGACAGGCGATAAAGGAATTTTATTCACAGCCACATATGTGGATAAATTCTATGAGATGGAGCACCAGCTTGTTAATGAGAATGCTTTAGCTTTGCCTAACTTTAACAATCCCGCAGAAGCAGCAAGAGCCTGGGCAAATGAATACGAAGCCAAACAAAAGGCTCTGGCAAAGGTTGAGGAAATGAAACCGAAAGTATTGTTTGCCGAAGCGGTAGAATCTTCCAAAACCTCAATCCTGGTAGGCGAGCTGGCTAAAATCATCAAGCAGAACGGAGTAGATATTGGCGAGAAGCGATTTTTTGCTTGGCTGCGGGATAATGGCTACCTCATTTCTAGGAAAAGCAGTGATTGGAATATGCCAACACAAAGAAGTATGAAGCTTGGTCTGTTCGAGATAAAAGAGCGTAACATCTTCAATCCTGATGGAAGTATCAGAATAACTAAGACACCTAAAGTTACAGGCAAAGGCCAGACCTATTTTATCAGCAAGTTCCTAAAAGAAATCGCATAATCAAAATACCGAAAGGGTGATAAACATGGAAAACAATATTCAGATTTTTGAAAATAGTGAGTTTGGCAAGGTTCGTACCTTAGAAATAGATAATGAGCCTTGGTTTGTGGGTAAGGATGTGGCGGAAATTTTAGGTTACTCACAGCCTAGTGTAGCAATATTCAAAAGGGTTGATAGTGATGATAAAGGGGTTTCCAAAATGGAAACCCCTGGTGGAGAGCAGAGCGTGGTCATCATTAATGAGTCTGGTTTATATAGCCTGATTCTCTCTAGTAAAATTCCTACTGCCAAGAGGTTCAAGCGTTGGGTAACATCAGAAGTCCTGCCAACCATCAGAAAGACAGGTAGTTATTCGGTAATACCTAAAGATTATCCATCAGCACTCAGAGCACTAGCAGATCAATATGAAAAGAATCAAAAATTGTTGGCTGAGAACACAGTAATGAAACCAAAGGCAGAATACTTTGACTGTTTGGTAGATAGAAACCTGCTGACGAATTTCCGAACCACAGCCAAGGAATTGCACATCAAGCAAAATCAATTCATCAGCTGGCTTCTGGACAACAAGTTTGTCTATCGTGACAAAAAAGGAAGCCTACAGCCCTACTCCAAATACACAGATTATTTTCACATCAAGGACAGTAAGTCCCAAACAGGCAAATGGGCTGGCACACAAACATTAATTACTCCTAAAGGCAAGGAAGCATTTAGATTGTTGCTTGGCATAAATTGATGTTCCAATCCAAACAACACAAAACCACCCAAAAGATACTCTGGGTGGTCTTATGCTTAGTATTTCCGCTAAGTGCGCTGAAACGGAATTTATGATGTTATTATACATCATTCGAGGGAGTTGGGCAAATTGCGGGTTATTTTTCTGTTTCATCTACTTCAAATACCTCTAGTGCATTGATTATTTTCACTAATTCGCTTTCACATAACGGCTGCGAACCCCATAACTTTAGACTACATACCTTTTCCAAGGGGACTGTTATGCGCGAATCAAGTTTAACAAACGATGGCTTGTTTAGTGGTGGATCGTAATTTACTATAGCCATATTTGATTTCATGGCCAGTTTCCATTCCTTGCCGTCTGTAGATGATATATTTAGCAAATCCACTGTATCGCAATCTATTTTCACAATCAGATAAGGTCTGCTATACAATGGCATTTTGCCATCTCGAAAAGGAAGTTTGCCTTTGACTATGTGACCTGCTTTCAATTCCATCAGTAAATCACCAGCTCTCCATCATCAAGGCAGACCGTATAAGAGCTATCCTCTGCCTCCCCAGACAGTGCAAACTCTGCAAGCTCATGGACAATGCTGTCGGTCAGCTCAAAACCATCATAGTAAAAAGTAATGCCGTTTATTAGCTCACTCTTATTACTATCTTTATGATTTTGTCTGTATATATCAATCATACCTTTTATCACGGATATATCTTTGGGATAATCCTCCATATTAACAACTGATTTTTCTTTGTCATGATAGCTATCATTGACCATGCCTCTATGATATGGTTCATTCCAAAAACTGAACTCGTGATTGACATTGGATAATGTCACGGCACTTTCCTTGCCGAATATTCCTACAGTCAAATTCAGTACATCGTATTCCTGCTCTGTAAAATCTGGCTGAAATACATCGCTATCTCGTTTTAAACCCTTATAATCATTCCTATATCTCAGTCTGACCTTTTCTACAACACAGCCATTAGTAAAAGCTAATATTTTATCATTGAACAGGGGGCTGCCGTATTCTGCAAGGCTTATAGCATTTGCGAATGTCAACATTTTTTGAAGTTTCATGTTTCCATCGTATGTGTTTGGATTGGAATCATAGCCGTTCTTTATGAAATATTTAGCAAAATCATAAGCATCTCTCATTTTTATCCCCTGCTACTTAAAATATAGACAAATATGTCTATATCAAGATGTTTCGCTACAATCTCACGATTTGTAGTTCCTTGTTCATCGTATCCGTTCTCACTGTCCCGAAAGACAAGCTACTAACGTTTATTTGATACTCCAAAGGCGTAAATTCCCGACTAGCCATCGGTACATATATCGGAACTTTTGTTATTAAGCTATCCGATATTCTTTA